TCACTTATCGAGACAGCGTGCACACTCCCGGTCCTCGAGGTACACCGCCTTCTCGCCGCACGACTCGCACCAGATGTACAGACCGTCGCCGGTCACCCGCTTCCCGCGCCGGGCCCGGAACACCTGAGCGAGGAACGACTCGGCCTCGATCGACAGCTTGCTCAGCGTCGGGCCGTCAAGGCTATTCAGGTCGATCGACGGGATCATCTCTCTCCTCCTGCCGGGTACTCGTCCCACGTGCGTCCGTCCAGGAGCCGGCCTCCAGACGCCGAGGTCGGCCCTCCCCATTGCTTCAGAAAGAACGGGACGCCGGCAGCGGTGCATTGGTCTCGGAGCGAGCGGACCCAGCTCAGCGCGCTCGGCCTCGGATACCACTCCTTCCCCTCCCGACACACGAGACGCCGGTGGTCTGGCCCACCGCTCTCGCCGCCAACGATGACCCAGCCGATCTTCCTGCTTGCGAGGTATGTCGATAGATCGACCGGTCCAAGCAACGGCTCGACGGACAGGAACCGCACGGCCGCCGGCGTCTGGAGCAACCACTCAATGCGATCGTCTGCGTACGCCTGGTTCTCGACCGAGACAGCGAGCCAGATGTGGCGGTGCGCCTTCGGCATCGCGGCAGCCATCGTGTTCATCCGCACCCATTCGCTCATCCGCTGAGCCCGCTTGGTGAGGACCTGGTAGCTGTGCCGCGGGGTCTCGAGCATTACGTTCCACACTCCCCGGATCCATTCGTCGGGCACCCGATCCTCGAACAGATCGGTCATCGAGCAGACGAAGATCCTGCGTGGCTTCCTCCAGTGTCTCGGATCGTTGATCGCAACCGGGTGCAGCTGCAGTTCGTCCGCGCCGACCACGTACTTTGGTCCACCGAAGCGGACGTTCATGCGTTCGGCGTAGCAGTTATGGCACCCTGGCGAGATCTTCACGCAGGACCAGCGGCCCTCGACCCCGGTGATCGGGTTCCAGGTTGCTCCAGGCGATCCATCATCGCTCCGAGTCCACTCGATGGACGTCCTCTCAGCCATTCGCCGGCTCCACGTCTGCCCCGCCGCACTTCGGGCAGGTCGGCGTCAGCGACGAGGTCCTGAACCGCTTCCCGCACTCCAGGCACACGATAGGGATCCTGGCCATCACCTGAATCCGGCTTCCCGCAGGGCGTCCCTGACTTTGTCCCACGGCAGCTTGCCGCGCCGGGCGATCAGGAGCTCCTTGAGCACCTCCGCGACCTTCGGCGCGGCCCCGTGCAGCGTGCACCCCTCGAGCCGGAACAGGCCGTCGTCCTGGCGGTAGATGATGCAGCCGCAGTCCAGCGACTCGCCGTCGCCGTAGTTCAGGCCGGCAAGGTCGACCGTGGCATCAGCCATCACGCCGCCTCCTTCCTGGGCTTCCGGGGAGCTCGCTTCGGCGCCTTCTCGGCCTTCGCCTGGTCGATCGACTGTTGCAAGGCCGCCACGAGATCGACCACCGGCGCGGCCTTCTTCACCGGCTCGATCTTCGCCGGCGCCTGGCCGAGCACCTTGGCCTCGATCAGCGCCTTCAGCCGCGCCTGGTAGCCGTCGCTATAGCCCGAGATGTCGAAGACGTCGGACTGCTGTGACGCGATCAACTCCCGGGCCAGCTTGCGCTCCTGCTCCGTGAACGTGACCGGGGCGATGTCGCTCCGATCCTCGTACTCGCGGATCTCCGCCTGGTAGAACGCCTCGTGCAGCATGAGGGCGTCCGTCGCCACCCGGACAATGCCAAGCTTCTCGTGCCCGCTGCCGACATACTGGACGACCGCGGCAAGCCCGGCCTCTTCCATGGCGCCCCGGAGCAGCTGGAACGCCTTGGCCGCGAACTTGTCGACCGGACCGAGGTAGTTGGACCGCCCGAGGTAGATCGGATCGATCGACGCCCACGGCACGAAGGCCTTGATCTCCATCGCCTTGGATTTCTCGGCCTCGAGGGCGGCGAGCTCGTCCTGCGTGATCGTCGCGTACTGGCCCTTCGCCGTCTCGTAGCCCTTGACGGTCTCGGCCCGGAGCATCTCCTTGCCGCACGCCGAGCAGCTCGTCTTCTGATGCGCCCGCGCCATGCAGGGCGCGTGCAGGTTCACCAGGTCGACGCGCTCGTCGCGCGCCGCTACGGTCGACTTGACAGGCACCGTGATCGCCCGCCAGGTCAGGTAGTAGGAAGGTGTGGCGGCCATCGTCGGACTTCCTTTCCGCGGCGTTACGCCGCCCTCTTCGGGCGCCGGGCGGCCCGAGTGACGGGGCCCATGGAGTCAGATCCAATCGCCAGCGCCCGCGCGAAGTAGTCGGCGCCGTCCTGCTCGCGGTGCGCCTCGCGGTGTGCATCGGCCTCGCCGCGCGCCCATCCGGCCGTTGGCTCGTAGGAGACAATCCCGCAGCGGTCACAGTGGACGGCCCAGGTCACAACAGCTCCTCCGGCAGATCGTCCAACTCCTCAGTGATCTGCTTGGCGTATTCAAGCGCCTCTCGCCGGGTCCTGAACTGGTGCGGGCTCACCGCACCCAGGACCACCACCTCCCACCGGCCGCGGACCTTCCTTACCATGTGCTCCGGGTTCGAATTCATCGCCGTTCGACCTCCGGCCCTAGGCGGCCCGCAGCTCGCCCCGCGCGTCGAGCGACGTCCAGGCGAGTGTGCCGTTGCCGATCACCACGTGGTCGCGCACATGGACATCGAGCAGCGCCCCGCACTCGATCAGCTGATGCGTGAGCCGGACATCCTCTCGGCTCGGCGTCGGGTCACCGCTGGGATGGTTGTGCAGGAGGATGATCGACGAGGCGCCCTCCCTGAGCGCGGGACCGAACACCTCGCGTGGGTGTACAAGGCACGCGCTCTGCGTCCCCATGGCGATCTCGGTGTGGAGCAGATAGTGGTTCTGCGCGTTGAGCAGGAGCACCCAGAAGTGCTCCTTGTCGTCGTCGCAGACGGCGACAAGATCCTTCGCGAGCTCCGCCACAGCCTTGGGATCGCCCAGGGTGCGCGGCGAGGGCTGCCCGGGCTCCCGGACGACGGTCCAGCTGGCCGCTCTCAGCCGGTATCGTCGCACTCGGGGGGCCACCTCGGGCCTCACCGGCCCTCCCTCCGTCGCTTCTCCGCGCGGATGGCCCGCGCGGTGCGGGTCCAGTACGTCAGCCAGTACAGCATGGTCTCAGTCATGCGCTCTCCCATCCGGGTCACCGCGGCCTCGCCACCGGCGCCGGGCTCCTGAAGTACGCCTGGCCGCGGTCGCTGTCCCAGCCGGTCCACCCGTAGATGCGGCCCTGGTACTCGAGCGCCTTCGGCAGCTTCTTCACGCACGCCCAGGACGCCTCGTCGAGGCCGACCCGGATCCACCACTGGCCGTCGATCTGGCGGCACTCCAGCACCGGGACAAGGTCCGGTCGCCCGACCGCCTTCGCCTGCTCGACCTCCAGGCGCTCCGTCCGCGCGTCGAACTCGATGTCGGTCATGCCCCTGCCTCCCTTCGCATCAGGTGCAGCTGGAGCCGGGTGAGGATCTTCACCGGGCCGTTCGTCTGGAGCGGCTTGGCCGCCTGCTTGTTGGTCTGTCCGCTGGTGCTCATGAAAAAGTAGAAGTGCAGTGCGGGTGCCAGGGCCCTCGTCGTCTAAGCGATTGATGCATAGATGTATCAAAGCGGCACTCGGCCATCTGGCAACAGGAACGGTCTTTTTCGTGGCACTCGGTGCCGCATGCTGTCCACCGAGCGCACGTCAGACGGAGCCGCGCGATTCGGAATTAGGAAGGTATGCCGACGGCCATCGTCGGCCAGGAGCGAGCCAGAGCGCTCGCCGCTCGGCGAGTCTAGCCCGGCCTCTTGTAGAGCTGCCACCCCTTCTGGCCGCAGGCGGGGCAAATCCTCACCTCCGGTGGGAGGCCGGAGCCGAGCATGGCCCGCTCTGCGAACTCGTCTCCGACGGATCCACAGGCGACACACCAGAGTCCACGCGGATGTCCGCTTCCTGAAGGTGCAGCAGGGCGCGCTCCACCGACATCACGCCCATGCTGAGGCCCCTCCGGACGCTGAGCACCTCCGCCCGCTGGAACGCCAGCTCGTGGAGTCGGCTTGACACCACGGAATCCAAGGCCTCGAGGGCCCTGAGCAGCTCGTCTCGGGTCATTCGGCACCTCGCTCTCCCCGGCCGTGGCCGACGCGGACCGCAGCCTCCTCGACCTCGAACACCCGCAGCCCCGGGATCTCCCGGACGCCGGCGCGGATCACCGCGGTCACCTTCTGCTCGTCCAGACGCAGGTAGTCGCGCGGGACGTCGGCCAGGTTGACTACCTCGAACGTCCACCGCTTGCGCACCGTCACGGCGCCGACATCGGTCTTCGCGGTCGCGGGTGGGGGCGCCGCGGCGGCCCGGATCTGCTTGGCCGCGTCATACTGGTCCACGGCCGCGTTGAGCAGGACCGCGGTCTGCCGCTCGTCTCCCCGTCGTTTCGCCGCCTCCGCCTCGAGCCGGATCTGGTCGGCGACAGCCTTCTGTCGCGCGGCCAGGTCGGCGGCCTCCTTCGCCTTCCGGGCCTGGTCGTTTCGGTACGCCAGCAGCTTCTGGCGCAGCAGGCGATCCGCCTCCACAACGGGCGCCATCACCTGGCGGAACAGGTCGTTGATCCCCTTCACGTGGTCGTTCAACGGCTTCACGAGCGCCGCCCGCTTCGCCTCCGCGTCCTTCTGGGCGCTGGCGATCTTCGTCAGGAGCGTCACCGCCTGGGCCTGCGATGCCTCGGAATCGACAGCGAGCGCCTCGGCCTCTCGCCGGACCAACTGGGCCCGCTGCCGGACGTCGGTCAGCTCGGGCAGGGTCACGACGTGGGTGATCGTAGTGTCGCTCACGAGCGTTCCCGCCTCGTGCGCAGCGCCGCCGCGTACCCGCTGATCCACGCTTCGGCCTGGTCCAGCGTCAGCCACCACTCGCTGCCGTCGAGACGACGGTGGAGCGGCGCCCCATTCCTCGTGAACCTCACTTCGAGCGATCCGGGCTCGCCGCGGATCTCGACCGTGATCGCGGATCGCTGGGCGGCTTGGCGGATGAACTTGGCCCGGGCTAAACGGAGGGGGCCCTCCCCCTCGCGCTCCACCAGGTCACCGAGACAGTGGACGCCACCGACGGCGCGATCCATCAGTTCACCGCCGCAGTTCTCGCGGCGCACTCGAGCATCAGCTTCGACTGCGCGATGACCACCGCCTGAGTCAGCAGCGCCTTGGCGGTCGTCTCATCGAGCCCAGCCATCGCGCACTCGGCCGCGGCCACCGCGAGCATCTTCTCGGCCAGCAGCCGGCTCGCGTGCCGGTACTGGCGGCCCAGACAGATCACGTTCGGCTTCGGTTCCATCAGTAGCTCCTCTCCCGGAAGATCTCGCGCAGGTCGGCCCGGCACTGCCTACAGAGCGCGTCCGGCCCGCCAAGCACCGGCGAATCGCACAGCATGCAGGCGGGCACCCGGACAGCCGCGTCGTTCCCGACGACGCTGCGGTCCATGGCTAGGCCGCCTTGGGCTCACGGCCGCGCAGCGTCTCGAGGATTGCCGGCATCTGGGCGGCGAGCGCCTCGGCCTGGGCCAACGTCAGCGAGATGCCCTTCGGGGAGTACCCGGTGTACTTCGCGGAGGTGATGTAGGGCCGCACGTCGAGCACCGCGTGCGGGCGGCTACCCCACCGGACCACCCGCACGTGGATCGTCTCGTCCGGGGCCTTCGGGATGGGCGAGAACGTCGCCAGCTCGTGCACCTTCAGCTCTGCCATGAGGGGTTCTCCTTCCTCGGGCGGCCGCGGAGCCGGGCGATGAACTCCGGTGATCGTGGCCCCGGCACGACCCGTAGGCTCTCCGCGGTGTTCCACGGCAGGAGTCAAGTGCAAGGCGGGTGCCCCGCGCTAAGTCGGTGTGCTGGTTGATGTGTCGATATGTCCTTCGATCGATCGATAGTTATTCTGACACCGGCGGTGCCGTGGCGGCAAGAGCCCGCCAATCGGGATTCCGGCGAACCAGGAGCTCCCCTGTCTCGATCGCCCGGACCAGGCGGCGCGCGACCCTGACGGCTTCGCGTTGCATGGGCGGTTCGACCTTGAGGTGCTCGAGCACCTCCCCGATGGCGTCAAGCGCCAGGTCGGTTCCGGTCAGCTCCTTGACCATGCGGGACCGGCGCCAGATCGCCCGGAAACACTGCCCGCAGAACCCCGAGCCGCCCCGCCCGAGCCGACCGCAGCCGTTCAGGCAGGGTCCGCGGTAGCGAGGCTGGTTGCCACGGATCCTCCGGAAACGGCAGGCGCTGCACACGCCGCCGTAGCAGTAGGGCTTCACGCGACCACAGTCTTGGCATTGGCGGGGCCGGCAGGAGGGCTTCAGGTCGTCATAGGAACGCTCTGACGGCTTCCCTGGCCCCTCACGCGTATCTCGACGAATCACCGATATCGGCTCCGATTGCCCGTGCCGCGTCCTCAGCCTTCGCGGCCGAGTCGTCCGCCCGCCCGCCGACGACCATGATCACTGCCACGACCATCACCACCGCAGCAGCAAGGATCCCCAGGACAATCATGCCGGCCCCTTCAGCCCCGTCGAGGTTCCACGTGGAACATCATAAGATCGATCACTCTGTGGCCGGCACCGGGCGACGGCGAGCCGGCTGAGCTGTCGATCCCGAAGACAGGGAAAGCTCCTTCACGAGGTGACGACCCAGGCGCCGGTTTGACCCGTGTGCTACTATCCTCGCGGGCGCACAAGGAGTTCCTGGTGGCGCGGTGATTGCAGGTACGATGGACCTGAGGAGGTGACGTGCATGGAAACCGCGAGGACGCAGCAGCCGGATGAGGAGAAGCTCCGTGAGCTGGTCCTCCACATCGCGCAACACTCGGAGGGTGACCGGCACTTCGGGGCCACAAAGCTGAATAAACTCTTGTTTTTCAGCGACTTCCTCGCGTATCGGCTGCTCGGCAGCTCGATCACTGGAAGTGAATACCAGAAGCTTGAGCACGGGCCGGCACCGCGACGGCTGAAGCTGCTCCTTAAGGAGTGGCAGGACGAGGGCGCCATCGCGGAGCAGCGGACCGACGCTTGGGGCTACCCACAGATCCGGACTGTTGCGCTGCGAGACCCGATCCTGGAGCGGTTCAGCGCCCAAGAGATCGCGCTGGTCGACCGCGTAATCGCGGCCTGCCGGCGGAGCAACGCGAAGACGATGAGCGACGGGTCGCACCAGTTCGTAGGGTGGCAGCTCGCCAGGATGGGCGAAACGATCCCCTACCCGGTGGCGCTTGTCGGGAAGGACGAGCCGACCGAGGAAGAGCGCGAGTATGGGTTGTCGCTGGAGGAAGAGGCAAGGGCCTGTCTCGCGCGCTAGGTGACCTATCGCACGATCGTCGAAGACGCTCGCTTCCTGAGCGAGCTCCAGGGGCTCGAGACGAACCCACATCGCGCCGACGAGATTGTCGACGGCGCCAAGTGGGTACTCAGCCGAGACCCGTACCACGGCGTGCAGCTCGCACCTCGGTCCGACGTATGGTTTCTTCCAATCTTGCTGCCAGGCTCGGGTGTGAGTCTGTACTACACGTTCGATGACAAGACGGTGCGGTTCCTGTCGATCCGCCAGCGACGGCGTGACGGCTAGGGCCGGAGGCGCGTCCCGCTCTTTTCGTCACGCGAGCACGGACCGGTAGGGGCGGTAGAGCTCCGCGCGGAAGTCCGCATCGGCGGTGTAGATGACCTTCCCGCATGTCAGGCAGCGCAGGCCCACCTCGACGGCCACCAGGGCGGTTGCCCGGCACTTCGGGCAGGATGTGATCTCGGCCCTCAGCCGCCCGAGCTGCCGCCCGGGCGCCTCGGTGGCCGGTACTGGCGGATGGGGCCGATTCGGCAGGATCCCAGCGAGGGAGCGCCGCGGCGCTCGCGGTTGCCCCTTGAGCGACGCGCCATGGCAGGCACGCTGGCAGAACTGGCGCCGGTCATACTCGTCGGGGCGTTCCCAGCGCCGGCGGTAGGGATCTGACGAGTGGACTCGGGGCCACGGGATCGCCCGGCCGCACTGGCGACACGCCTTGAGCGGCGATCCCGTTGGGCCGAGCCCGAGGGACGCCATCTACACGAGCAGCGACTTCCTGACCTGGTCCAGGACCTCCCGGACCCCGACACCGGCCGCCCCGAGAACGGCGCCCCAGGCTCCGCCCATGCCGCCGCCGACCACGTAGTGGTTCAGCAGGTCGATCGCGTACCCCAGCCCGATGGCGATCATCGGGATCAGCGCGCCCGGGATGTGGCCGAGCAGCGCCTTCCCGACTGCCACGATCGCCGGCACCAGGACCGGAGTCAGCGCGGTGATGGCCATGGCGAGCGTGCCGAGGTTGAACGTGGCGCTCTCGGGGGCCTCCGCCTCGGCGAACACCGTGACCGGCGCAACCACGAGCGTCGCCACGAACGCACACAGCAGAACCTTCCTCATGGTGTCCTCCTTGGTGCTTCTAGAATCCCGGCATGGCGCCCTTTCCAAGCCGGGTCATGATGTCGAAGGCGACCGCCGAGCACTTCATGCGGAGCTCCGGCGGCGGGTTCTGGGACAGCGAGTCAACGACATGCATCTTGGCGAGCAGGCTGAGCCCGCCCCGGACCCGGGCGCGGACGACCGGCTCGAGCGTCGTCTGGGTCTCGGCGACGGCCGCGAAGCACTCCGCCCACGGATCCCCAGGCGGCAACAGCGGCGCCGCCGCCTGCATGATCTCCACCGCCTGGCGAGCATCCTCGCCAAGCAGGTTCCAGAAGAACGACCGCGCGCCGAGCAGCCGGTCGATGTCGACCTGGCCGTTGCCCAGGGTGGCGCACCCGGACAGCCCGATCGCCAGTACCGCCGCGACAAGCGCTCTCATAGCGCCAAGCTCCTCGCCTTCTTGATCAGGCGGATGGTCTCTTCGACCGGCAGAAGATGGACGCACCCGGCTACGAACCGATCGAAGCGTTCCTTGGCGTGCGCCTTCAGGCCTCCGTCGCCGTACCGCTTGGTCGTCAGCCTGTAGATCAGCCCGCGGAGCCTGTAGTCGCCGTCGGGAACCCCGTCATCGACCCCTTGAACCGACACCAGGGGCAACGAGTCGAGGTCGGCCTTCAGCTGCTCGAGGTTCTTCAGGACGGCGTTGGGACAGAGGCGGGCGAGCTCGGCCCGGGACGGTGAGATGAGCCCACCGGCCTGCTGGCGGTCGACCCAGGCGAGCGTCTCGCGAGCGTCCTCGATCGTGTACCTGGTCAGCGAACCAAGTTCGCCGCGGACGGTGCACCCGGCGAGCAGCAGCGTGGAGGCGAAGGCGACGCCGGCGATGTCCAGGCGCATCAGGCCCTCGGGAAGGCGGGCTGCCCGAACCCGACGCGCTCCAGCACGCAGGCGGTGTGGAGCTCGAACAGCCGCCGGTACCAGGTGTGCTGAAAGGCTGGATCGCCCTTCGCGTAGGCGACGGCGCGCCGGGCCAGGAGCTCGGCGACGACGCCGCCGACCGGCTTGGTCCGCTGCGCGGCCAGAAGGGTCTGGGGACCCACCATGCCGTCCACGGTCACCCCCAGGGCCCGCTGGAGCATGCGGGCCGCGGTCCCGACGCCCTGGTTGACGCCGCCGTCGAAGAGCGCGATCGCCAGCGGAGGCGGCATCTGGTCGCAGCAGAGTGGCGTCCAGTAGTCCCGGTGGTAGATCTGGATCGCCTCGTCTCGTGTCAACGCGGCAATGTCGAGGCTGGGGTAGCTGGCGGCACTGACGCCGTACTGCGTCCCCTTCAGCTCACCAGCCCCCACCGCCCCGCCCGTCCAGTTGCCGGGATCCTTCGGGTCGGCGGTGAAGCCGCCCTCGAAGTCGAGGACGAGCTTCACCGCTCGCTCGAACAGGTCGGACGCTACGGCTTGCACTCGCCCATCCGGGTCTGGGGGTATGACACGACGGCCGCGCGCTCCTCGGCACCCCTCAGTCCATCTCCTCCGGGCCGTCGTCGAACGTGCCCCGGCACGAGCACTCGTGGACAAACCCCACGTGGTGGGCGTTCAGCGAGCAGATGTGGAAGGGCCCAGTGGGGCCGAACTTGCCCTCCCAGGCAAACCCGCATGCCGGGTACACGAGTGCCCCGGGCAGCGCCGTATCCGCCTCGGGCTCCAGTGGCCGGCCAGGGTCGCACCCCGGTACAGGCTTCGCGTCGGGCAGGCCCGTGTCGTCCACCTGCGCCTGCGCTGCCCGGGGCGCCGCCGCCAGGCCAGCCACAGCCGCCGCTGCTACGAGCACGCCCCGCCGCGTCAGCATGTCGCCCGCCCACGTAGTGGTGCTCGATCTCGGGAGCCCGACGATTCTTGCCGGTTCCGTCGACGATCATACGATATCTCTCACGATCTATCATACTCCCGCGTGACTACTTTGCCTCGCCGAACAGCAGGGATCGCAGCCACGCCACGACCACCGCCGCGATCATCCCCAGCACCGCCAGTCCGCCGGCGAGCCAGGCGCGGTGCCGTTCGAGCCGCGACAGCCGGTCGGCGTGGTCGCGGACCACCCGGTCGAATCGCGCGTCCCAGGTCGCCTGCCACCGGCGCTGCTCGGCCCGGAAGTCGACGAACTCGTGCGTCAGCCCGTCCAGCTTGGCTTTCACCTCCCCGATCTCGCGCTCGTAGCTCATGTCCGGGCCCTCCTCCTGGCTCATGGCGCGATCAGGTTCGGGTGGTTCTGAATCGCCATGTGGAGATAGTCCGTCATGACGTGCTGCAGCTCGTGCAGCACCAGGTATCGCTTCCGGGTGATCGGCGCCCGCGACAAGATCCGGATCCGCGCGAGCCCGTTGCCGTCGTACTGCCAGTCCGCGTCGTTGCCCTCATCCTCGGCGACCTCGCGCCCACAGTGATCACACGGCTTGGCATCCCGGAGGGCCTGGCGGGGCACCATCTGCACCTGGACGGCGAGCCCCGGGAGCACGATCGCCCTCGGGATGCGGAACGGCTTGATCTTCACGCCGTCTTCTCCACCTTGAGCGGGCGGAGGTGGATCGGGCGAGCCCACGTGACTCCGCGTTCCTTGTGGACCCCCATGAGCCACTGCGCCGGCACGTCGCCAAGCTGGAGCCGCTTCAGCGAGAACTCCGTCCCGCCCGGCCAGGACCCATTCAGCCAGATCGCGTTGAAGTGGGCGATCACCGAGTGGTGCCCCGCCGCCATGAAATCGAAATCGCCGAACTCCTCCCGGAGCTGCTTGAACAGCTCCCGGTACCGCGCCTTGTGGCGGACCACCGCGTAGAACGGGATCCCCGCCCATCCCATCCCGGAGTTGTGATGCACAAGGTATCCGGCCCCCGCCACGAACGTGTGGCTCTCTGTCTCCAGATCGTAGACGGCCCCGTCGAACATGCCGAGCGATCGCACCTGCTTCACCTCGCCGGATACTCTGCCGGCAAGGGCTCGTACGTGCTTTACGGTGGTAATCGTCTTCTTGTCTTGCCGTACCCCGATGCTGGTGATGGCGCCCAACCGTTCCAGCAGGAACTGGATACCCGCCGCAAGGGACAGGTCCTTCGTATCGGCCTTCCAGTGGCCAGAGTGTGTGTCGAAGCAGCCGTCTCCGGCCAAGTACCCGTCCAGGAATGACCGCATCACCTTGGGACTCGCATTCAGGATCTGGATCGGGACCTTCTTGTACCGAACCCCGTCCGGACCGTCACCGTACATCCACGTGCGGACGAAGCCACAGGCGGCCCGGCCGAGCCTCAGCTGGTGACAGGGCCTGCGGCGAGGGTGTGGAGGTTCGCCGGCCCTGTGTATCGAACACGGCTGGCCGAACAAACCTTCAAACGCGTGGCGAGCGCGCTCGAGGAGGTCCAGATCGGTATTGGCGACCCTCGCGTGCCATGATCTGTAGCCGGCATCATCGATGTGACACGTCAATGACCCTTCGGCGGCGAACAGTCCGCACGCCCACGCGACCTCATCGCCCATCGTGTCGTAGGCCCCGCCATCGCTCTCGACCGGTCTGACCGTATCGATGACGGTGCCTGGGATGAGGGTCTGCGGCTTCCGCTCCTCCCCGCCTGCGATCAGGGAATGATCGTCGGTCACCTTCGTTCTGCCATCAGACGTGACGACGTCGAACAGCTCCTTCTTCACCAGGTGTCGGTAGACGCCGAGGAGCCTCGTCCATCCGGATCCGGAGAGCACTTCCAGACGTGACGTGCCGCGATACCATCCGCTGGCCTTGTCAGATCGGTAGAGCGAGGCGATCGGTGCGATGTCAATGAACCGGCCACCGCGACGGATCATGACCGGCACGTCCCCGGTCACGGAGTCGTCCCCGTGCACCAAGAGCCACTTCCAGCCCATGACCTGGGCGATGTCCCACCACGATTCGCTGACCTTCCAGGTCAGGTTCTTCACGGGCTTCAACCGCTCCTCCCACATTCGGTAGAGCAGGTAGTCGAAGTTGGACATCGGCGAGTGCTCGCCCTTTCGACCGATGCGCCCGTGGTTGCCGACGACCCCGCGGCAGTGCACCGACTCGAACATGCCGGCGAGCTGTGCCTGGAACGCGCCGAAGTGTTCCCAGCACAGCAGGACCTGCTGGATCACGTTCGCGTCGATCTCCCGCAGCTGGCCACCATATATGGTCTCGTTCTCCACGATGTCGCCCAGCCAGAACACGTGCAGGCGTCGCACGTTCGGGTGGTACTTCCGGATCGAGGCAATCGACTTCAAAAGATATGCGATCTGATCGAGCAGGATCTCCGAGCCAAATGACCCGAGCCCGCCGGACTCGTGGGCATCAACCTTCAGGCCCGCCTGGACGTCGGAGATCAGGAGCACCATCTCCTCCTCGCCGAGCCCCTTGCTGACCTGGATCGATGGCGAGCGCAGCACCGGCATGGCGGGCAGGTTCGCCACCGCTCCGATGATCTTCTGCCCGAGCATCTCGAAGAACGTCTGGCGTCCCGTGAGGCGGGCGATCTCCCGGCGCGCGAGATCCCGCTCCAGCTTCTCCTCGGGCGACAGCTGCGGCTCCTCCGGCTTCGGCGGCTTCGGCGGCTTCGGTTTTACCGGGTTGTGCTCGGTCCGCTGCTCGTAGGCGCGCCGCTTGGTCTCCGCGTTCATCGGGACGTTGAACTGCTGGCGCAGCCCCTGGGCGGCCGACCGTATCAGCTGTACCCCGCACCGTTCGTGGATCGCGTCAATCAGCTCGGGCTGAGTCAGCGACGGCGCCGTCTTGAGCAGCCACTCCCGAAAGCCGGGCACCTGGGACCACAGAATCCGTCCGTGCGCGGTCCGCGGCAGCTTCTTCGGATCGAGCATTACCCCCCCCCCCTCGACGAGTCCGGACCCGCGCCAGCGGGTCTCATCCAAGTTCAGGTTCCTCGCCGAACTCGTCGTCCTCGTTGAGCAATTGGTAGCTGCGCGACGCCGTCGGATCCTCGCCGGACGCGAGTCCGCCCCGATCCGCAAGCGCATCGTCGGCGATCGGGAAGTCCTGGCTGAGCGGGTTCATCAGGATCTCGCCAGTCTCCAGATCCCACCCCTCCACGAACCCCTCCTCGCCCTCGTCGAGGGTCCGGTACAGGAGGTCGGGCGCCAGGCCGCGGACATCCGGCTCCTGCCACCGCGCCTTCAGGTCCGGGGCCGCGGCCTGCTGGAGGAACGTGGCGCCGGTCTGCCGCGCCAGGTCCGCGACCATGACGCGCTGGGCGCCGGGCGCCCCCTCGTGCCACACGATGTGCCGCGGCGTCGACGCCAGGAGGGTCGCCACCGAGTCGTCGAGCATCTCGACCGTCTCGATCGGCGTGAACGACCCGTTCAGCACGAAGCCCCGCACCTGCGTGTGGCCGGTGACGAGGTCCCGCGCCTCCAGGACGAACCACCAGCGCCGGCTCGCGCTCTGCGGGTGCCAGGTGATCAGGCGCATGTCCTGGACGCTGTAGCGCTTGAGCTGCCGGACCCACTGCCACGTGAACGACCAGCTGACCTCCAGCCCGACGAAGTTGTCGTCGCCGTAGTTGAGCGGCACGCTGATCAGGTAGGACGCGCTGTTCATGTGCGGGGTCCCGGCGACCCCCTGGGTCGTCGAGCTGTACTGGCCGCTCGTGTCGAACTCGGCGACGTTCCAGAGATCGTTCTGGAATCCTGTCCGCCCCTGCGTCCCGATCGTGCCGAGGGTCATGGTCTTTGCCCCGGGGAGCGCGAAGCTCGTCGGCTCGACCGTCGCGACGAGCGACTTCCGGATGTTGCACGCCGGGTCTCCGGTCTGCTGCGTCTCCCAGTAGACGAGCGCCGGCACCGCGCGGACCGGCTCAGTCGCGTAGTGGTCGTAGGCGAGCGGGGCGTCGAGCGTGTTGACGACGTCCTCGCCGACCAGGCCGATGCTGGTGATCCGCCGGACCTCCATCGTCGAGAGCCCTATCCCGATGAACAGCGGGTCGCCGACCACCTGGTTCCAGGAGCCGATGATCGCTGCCTGGCCGGCCGTCCCGATCCTCGTCCCGGCGTGCGGCGGCTCGATGCCGGTGTTCACGAGCTGGTCCCAGTTGAGCCACGGGCCATCGAACGCCTGCTGCGAGAGCAGGCTCTTGGTGTCCAGCGTGGCGTAGCTCTCGTCGATCGCCAGGGCCTTGACGGGGTTGACGTGCGCGCCGGTCGTGCTCCACAGGAGCGTCCCGGTGGACACGTTGACGACGTAGACGTGCGTCTCGCGGATGTCGAACGCCGCCTTGATGTTCGGGAGAGTATCTGGCGCCTGCTCGATGGCCTGGAGCGGCGTGACCCAGTTGGGGTCCTGGAACGACTCGGGGTAGCGGTACGCGACCGACGACTGGTCCTGCGTATCGCCCGGGCGGATGTTCCCGGAGAACTGCACGCGCAGCAGGATGACGGCGATGACCTGGTGGTCGGCCGTCAGGGAGTAGTCGTGCAGGACCGGCGTGAACTCCGGGATGTCCCCGTCGCCTTCGACTGCCGCGACCTCGTCATAGAGCGCCTGGTTCAGCCGAATGAGCCGGTGCACCTCCGTCGCGACGCTGACGTTCCCCTCGTCCTTCTTCACGTTCCCGAGGTGCGCATTCTCTGGCGGCGGGTCGGCGACGAACGACAGAACTTCGAGCTGCCCGCCCGTCCCGGTGACGCAGTTCGGCGGCTCCGGCATCTCCGCCCGCTTGTTCCCGACATTGTTGAGGAACTCCGCGACCTGGGCCTGCGTGCGACAGGACGTGCTGATGCCGACGACCAGACAGACGTCCGGATCGTTGCCAACGCCGGGGTTCTGGATGGTGAACGACTGGACGGTCGCGGTCCGGGTCTCTTCCCAGGCCTGGGTGGCGGTGACGCGCTTCCCGGCTCCCGAGCGCGTGAACGTCCCGTCCAGAAGGACATGGGTCGGCGCGAACAGGTCGTGCGTGGCCTCGAGGGTCGGGTCCGGCGCCTCGCCCGCCCCGAACGGCTCCTGCTCGCCCGCCCGCTCGAACGTGAAGACCGAAAAGCGGTTCGGGCGCATCAGCACGACGAACGAGTCCCGGTCGGCGCCCCACTTCACCCCCGTGGGATCGGCGGGCAGCCGCGGGCGGAGCCCGAGCGGCGTGGCGATGCCGTGATTTCGGAACCACACCTCGACGAGCCCGGTGTCCGGGTCGGGCGCGACGTAGAGCTCCTCTATGATCCCGAGTCGGCGGACGTCCTGGTGCTGCCGGCGGGCCGGCCGGCGCGCAAGCTTCACGATCAGCGTCGGCCGCCCGCTCTTGTGGGAGACCCAGACGATCTCGCCGACCTTCGGCTGGACCCCGCGCACCGCGGTGATCGTGACACCCTCGACCCGGAAGGTGCCATCCGCGTTCACCGCATCCACGCGGGCCCGCTTGAGCCCGGCCGTCCGCTGGAGCCCGCGCAGGGCGTCGCCCAGGGCCTTGGCGGCGCTCTCGACCGACATCAGGCCTGCCCCAGCACGACCACGGTGTTGTCACGGACGATGCACCACACGTAGTTGCCGGCCTTGAGCGGCGCCTCGGTCGCGGAGGACGCCTGGATCGCCTTCCCCTTGCGCTCGACGAAGAGCCGGCCATCGGCGTACTGCGAGACGAGCCGCAGCCGTACCGGGTCAGCCCCCTTGCCCGCCTCGTCGAGCAGGAGCCGCGCCAGCGTCGTCGCGCTGTAGACCGGCATCACGCCACCTCGGTCCAGCACAGCAGCACGAGCTCGCTGAGGGCCTGCGGCGCGCCGTCTTCGGTGTGGCGCATGGAGAGGTCCATGAGGAGCGCCGCCGGAACCTCGATCTCGTCGCCGTTCCCGTCCTCGAGCCCGGTGAACTGGATCCGCATGCCCCGGCGCAGCCACGGCATCGTGGCCCCGGTCAGCGAGATCTCCCACTCCCACACCCCGCTCGCGTCCCGCAGCTGCTGCATGACGAACTGCAGGTCGTCCAGCTCGAGGTGCGGGTTCGCGTAGTGAATGGTCTCCGCGTCCGGTTCCTCGGAGATCGTGTCCTCGAGCACGATGGGCTCGAAGAGCAGGCCCGGGATGCCCACCCCAGGACCGCCCTCACCGCTGCCGGCAGGCGAGGCGATCGACAGCTCCGGCGAGCGCCGGCCCGGTCCGCCGGGGGGCCGACCCGGGTTGTCCTGGATCGACCGCGTCTCGAGCTCCCAGTCGCCGGTCTTCTTCGAGAACCGGTAGCTCGACACCTCGCTCTGGAAGACCAGCGGCTGCGTGGCCACGAGCTTCTCGACCCGCATCGACTTGCGCTCGAGCTGGTCCGTCTTCTTGTTCAGCTCGGACACGATGGTCGTCGCCCCGGTCAGGAAGTTCAGGCTATCGTAGTGGTTCTTCTTCTCCTCGAACTGGGAGATCTTGAAGATCGTCCCCCCGCTGGGGGTCCTCACCGGCGTCTCGACCGTCACCACGGTCCGCCGGAGCTTGGGCTGGTTGACCAGCCGACCCTCCTCGTAGACCGACCGTTCGTAGTCGTTCTCCGTCGTCTCCCGGCTCACGAGCCGCTTCTGCTCGCCGGCGTAGGTCGTCTTGACGATCTTCGTGACCGTCTCGTCCGGGTAGAGCGTGGTCGTCACCGTCTCGATTCGGGTGACGAGCTCGGACCCCTTGTACGTGTCTTCCAGCGTCCGGGTTTCGACCTTGAGCCCGGTCAACCAGACGTTGCCGCCCGCGATCTCCGGGACCGGTACCTCCTCACCGTGCTCGCCGATCTCCGTGGCGGGCGGGTCCAGCGAGCTCTGGCTCCGCTTCCCCTCGAGCCGCACGTGGCCGAACCGCCGGGCAATGCGCCGGCGAATCGCCATGCGCCCGATCCGGGCGTCCCGGACGTCGTAGGTATAGTCGGCAGGCGGATCGAACGCCTGAGGCCGGTGCCGGATCCACAGCGTCTTGCCTTCGAGCGTCACGTCGACCTTGAAGGGCGTCGTCAGGTTCCACGGCTCGAGCAGCTGGTCGATGACGTCCTTGATCCGCCCCGACGCCGAGAAGTCCTCCAGGAGCTCGTAGTCGCGCACCTGGAACGCCAGGTCGAGCCCCACGCGGTCGACCAGGTCGGCGATGACATCCCGCGCCGTGAAGTGCCCGACCTTCGTCTCGACCGGCTCGACCGGGTCGATGGCGTCCAGCTCCTCTGCTACCGGGGCCCGCCGGTAGAGGATCTGGACATCCCGGTCCATGAGGGCGGCCGTCGCGTCGCGCCCACGCACGCGCGTGCGAATACCGTCCGGCTCCACCGTCAGCTCACGCTCGTCGATGACCGCGTTCTCCAGCACCGTGGCGTACACCGGCTGGCCGATCTCGTCCTCGAACCCGAGCGCGATGTTGACGGTCTGGTCCGGCGCCGCGTCGGTGAAGAGCGCGGAGTGCGCCAGCACCATCTCGTAGCCGTCCGAGAGCAGCTCGAGGTTCGAGCGCACCAGGATCTCGACGGGTGACAGCGTCGTCGGCATCAGTTCAGCTCCGCCTTCGCCCGCGGGCGCTGGATCGTCGGGTTGACGACCGGCACGAACTCGCTCACCACCGTCCGGCCGCCCGTGCCATCCGGGTAGTTAGGGGGATCCGGGGGCCCCTCCGGCGTGCGCGCGAGTACCCGCCACACGTGCACGGCCCCGTTGAGCGCCTGAAGCGTGGTCCAGACGTGCCGCACCCCGTTGAGGTGCACCGCATGGACGTTCCAGTCGTGCAGGACCGAGCTGCGAAGCGGGACGAGGACTCGAAAGATGTGCGCAACCGCGTTTTCCGGGACGCCGTCCGACTCCACCGGCAGGCCGAACGCGACGGCCACCTGCCCCGTCGACTCGACAGGCAGGTCGAAGGTGCCGGTGACGGTCCCACTCGACGCGACGGGAACATTGAAGCCGGCCTGGACCTCCTCCACACCGGCGGATTCGACCGGCAGGCCGAACGCCGCGGCGACAGGCTTGAGCCCATCTGACTCGACCGGCAGGCCGAACGCCGCGGCGACGGGGTTCGACCCCGCTGACTCGACCGGCAGACCAAAGCCGCATTCGACCGGCGTCCCCGACTGAAACGCGTCGGCCTGGAAGGCATTCGGCTGGAATGCGGGAGTCGACACGCCTGCTCCCGTCCGCTCGGGCTAGGTCGTGACACCTTGCAGCGCCGGCGTATAGGTCGTCTCGCGGGCGGCATCGCCGTCCGCCATGCTGTACTTCAGCCACACGGCGATGTAGTCCCCGTCCTCCAGCTCGTCGCCCGGGACCGCCTTCGGGTCGTTGTCAAACGTCACGCCGTCCGGCGCGACCGTCCGGTCGTTGCCCATGCCGTTGTCGTACGCCGTGTTGATCGCGTCGCCGACCCCGAACGTGAACTTCCCGCTCGGGTCCGCGCTCTCCAAGACCTGGGCCTCCGTGAGCGTCAGGGACGCGTGGGCGTTCTTCATGTACACCAGCTCGAAGATGTCCTTCGCCCCGCCGCCCGGCACGTTGGCCGCCGCGTTGTAGAAGACCCGCCGGACCTCCATGATCTCGTCCGGCGCCTTGTCGAAGAAGCAGCCCTTCGAGACACGGAACACGGAGGTCCCGTTCGGGTTCATCGAGGGCCAGGCCTCATTGATCGTGGCGCGCTTCGCCGGCCCGTCGTACTTGACAATCTGGGCGATCTGCCCGGAGCCGGTCCCGCTGGTAATCCGGACGACCATGCCGCGGTAGAAGTTGTCGACAGCCGACGCGCCGGCATCGAGGTCGATGTAGTTGGCGCCACCGCCCTGCGCCGTGCCGGTCCGGACGGCGGTCTGGCCCTCCAGGGCTACGCGGCCAGCGCAGGTCCCGGACTTCACGGCCTTCAGGATCCGGCTGATCGCCGTCCCGTTCGTCACGACGGTGGTGCCGTTCAGGCTGATCTGGAGCGTCTGGATCGCGCCGCTGACGTCCCGGTACGTGACATCGATGTCCTGCGTCGTGTCCGACCCGGACGACGAGACGGCCTGGAGCGCGTCGACCCCCGTGTCAACGAACCAGGGCTTCTTCTCCAGGTCGATGTCGCCACCGATCTCCGTCGTGACGTCGTCCTCCGGCATCACATCGCTGCCGTAGATCTTCAAGTCCCCCACCTCGATAGCCATCTCCCGGCCTCCCCTCGCTATGACTCCCTGAAGTCGATCAGCGCGGTCCGGCGGTTCCCGACCTCCGGCGTCCCGATCGGGACCGCCACGCGCGCCCAGTAGAACGTCTGCTGGCCAATGGCGAGATCGCCGAACACGATGTCCTCGGTGTCCATCGTGGGCGGCGTCCCGTACGTGGGCCCAGCCCCGCCGGTGGTGTTCGCGCTGGCTGGCTGGCCGGCACCGGTGGCCGACCCGTCGTCGATGTACGAGGTCGTCACGCCGAGCGTGGCGCGCAATGAGCTGGCCCCGTAGGTTCCCGGCGTCGACGTCCGGTAGATCTTGTAGCCCGTGGCCCCCGGAACCGCCGTCCAGGTGTACTGCCAGCGGCGCCCCGTGTTACTGACGTTGAACGTCACCTCGATCGACGCCACCGTCTCGCCAGTCGCGCTCAACGCGCTGATCCGAACCCCATACGTGCCGGTGCCGCCCCAGGTGCCGCCAGACGAGTGGTCGGCCGCCGCCACGCCCCACGGCCGGCTCAGCGTGTCGGTGTCGAGGGCGATCTGCAGCATCGAGGCGCCGTCGTTGGTTCCGATCGGCTCGATCGTCCCGAACACCCCTTCGAGCGACCGGTCCGAGATGTTCTCCAGCCCGTACTTGACCGGATCCTCGGTCTCGCCCGCGGCGAGATCCCCGTGGTCGACCTGGGTGAAGGCCGTCGTTCCATCCGCCAGCAGGTGCTGCAAGAGTGCCGACATGGGCTCGCTCCTAGCTCACGACCCCGAGCTCGAGCTCGTAGGCGTAGTACAGCTCACCGGACGCCCCGCGCCGAAACGTCGGCTTGGGGCGGAATCGCAGGATCACCACGGTCGCGCTTCGTCCCGTGATATCCGAGTACGCGTAGGCAACGCCCTTTACCGCGGCGCGTGCCTCGATGGCTTCCTTCACCGTCTCGCTGATCAGCTGGTCGCCGCTCGACAGCCGGATCCGCCCGTCACTGGCCACGCGCCCGAAGTCCTGATAGACCCCGCCCCCGATCGTCTGCAGGTAGCTGATCCGTGGCGCCTGCTCGAACGCCAGGTCTTGCGGGTCCGTCGAGAAGGTCACGCCGTCCAGCGACACGTTGCCGATCGCGCTCGCATCATCGACAACGACCAGCTCGAGCTCGTACGTGTAAAACAGCCCCGACTCGCCGTCTGGAATGAACGTGGCCTTGGGTGCGAACCGCTCGATCACCACATCCGCGGTCAGCCCGGTGAAGTCCGAGTACGTCACCGCCGTCTGTGGTGCGGCGACCATCGCCTCGATCGCCGTCTTGACGCTCGCGGACATCAGCTGGTTCGGGCCGCTCGAGAGGCGGATCCGGGTGCCCTTGCCGAGCCGCCCGACGTCCTCGTAAAGCCCGCCATCAAGTGTCTGCAGCGTCGTCCCGCGCGCCGGCGCCTCGATTGTCAGGTCGGCCGGATCGCTGGTGAACTGCACTCCGCCCAGGTACACGTGCCCGATCGCCGTCAGGGGCATCAGTTCCTCGCCCGCTCCAGCTGGATCGCCCGGGCGACTTCCCGAAGCGTCCGCTCGGCCAGCCCTTCGACGATGGCGTCGTTCCCGCTCCGGATGGTCTCGGCGATCTTGTCCATGGACGCCTGGACCACCTCGGGCAGCCTGGCGAACGTCTCCTCGTAGGCGTCGGTGACGCTCTTCAGCGACTCCCGGACCGGCTCGATCGGGATCTTGGCCTTCTCGCCCAGCGTCTCGATCGCCTGGGTCGCCTGCTGCTGGAGCTCCGGCGTCAGGAGCGGCTGCGTCGCCTGCCCGAGAAGCCCGCCGATCGAAAACCCGGTCGGAGCCAGGTCGGCAAGCGCCCTCTGGTCCGCCAGCGCCCTGGACAGCTCCGCGCGCGTGAACGTCCCGCCGGCACCGGCGCGGTTGATGGTCAGGGCCGCCTCGCGCTGGCGCTCCAACGCCTGCCGCTGGACATCGAACGCGGTCACCTCCTCGTCCTGATCGCCGAACCCGAGCAGGCTCTGGGCCTGCTGACGCGCCTCCTCGATCGACTGCCGGCGGAGCTGGATGATCTTCTGGATCGCGTCGATCTGCTTCTGACTGCCCTGCTGGACCGCGTTCGCGACTTCGAGCTGGCGCTGGATCTCCGCCTGGGTCGTCTGGACACCGAGGTCCCGGAGGATCTGGAACCGCTGCTCCTCGAGCTGAACCTGGCGCGCCTGGAGGTCCTCGGCGGCCTTCCGCCGGGTCGCCAGCGAGAGCGTCTCGTCGCCGACGATGCGCTGGAGCAACCGCACCTGCTCGGCGATCGTCGCCTGGCCGAATCGGGCAAGGTGCTCCGTCGTCTCCTGCTCGCGCCGGATGCGCTCGTCGGCCTGCTTCTGCTCGAGCTGGGCGAGCTGGACGGCGGCCTGCTGCCGGAGCTCGAGCCGCTTCGACTCCTGGTCGCGGAGGAAGTCGGTGAACTGGCGCTCGAGCTGGGGCCGCTGGTCGGCGCTCGCGGCCTGGATCCGGGCCCGGAAGGCCGCCGACTGCAGCGCCGTCTGCTCCTCCAGCGCCGCCGCCTGGACCCGGACGTCCTCCTCGATCCGGGCCCGCTCCTCGACGTGGATCGCCGCCAGGTCGGTGCCCAGCTGCTTCTCGAGGTCCAGGATCTGGCGCGTGGCAGCATTTCGACCCTGGACCCGAGCGCGCTGTGCCTCGACCTCCTTGGCCAGGTCCTCGAACCGGATCGCCGTGCGCTCGGCAGCCAGCTTCCGGTTCTCCTCTTCGACCACGCGGCGCTCCTCGGCGAACCGCCGACGCTCGGTCTCGATCCGGAGATCGAACTCCTGGTTGATCGCCTCGGCCACGCGCTCCTTGGCCGGGCCGACCAGGTCAGCCGTCCGCTGGGCGATCTGACGCTGGCGCTCGAGCTGAATCCCGGCCAGGGCCACGGCCTGCTGCGTGTTCAGCTGTCGGATCCGCTCCTCGCCGAGCTGGTTGATCAGCCGCTGGGTCGTCGCGCCCTTCTGCTCGTTCGCGAGCTGTTGGCTCTGGATCTGCAGCAGCTCCCTCTGGGCCGCGAGCGCCTTCGCCGGCTGCTCGAGCGACAGGAACAGGTCGGCGAAGGCGGTCGACGCCCTCTCCGCCCGCGTCTGGAGATCCGTGATGCTCGGCCCGAACGCGCTCCGCCAGAACGCGAAGATGACCTGCGTGGCGTCGTCGAGGTCCCGGATCTGCTGCGCCGCCGTGGCCGTCCGCACGTTGAACGTGGCCATCTGGCTGGCCAGCTCGCCCAGGACCGACGACAGCCGGCCGGGATCGTTGGTCCGGAACGCCTCGTTGAGCGCCGTCTGGAACTTCTCGGCCTCCTGCGCCCGACGCGCCAGCAGGTCGATCCCGAAGGCGACGGCCGCGGCCACGGCCGCCACGCCCCCGAAGGCGAGGCCCATCTGCTTCGCCGCGCTGCCGGCGCCGGCCAGGTCCCGCACGAGGCCTGCCAGCGCCGGATCGAGCGACTGAGCGATATCGAAGCCGAGCTCCTTGACCGCTCCCGTCGCCTGTCCGAACGACACCCCGAAGCCCTTGGCAGCTTGCTCGCCGCCTCGGACCTTCGCGCGCAACGCGTCCAGCTCAGTTGACGCGCGCTTGATGTCGGCGAACTCCTGCTGCTGGATGGTGGGCGTCTGCCGCCGGCCGGCGAAGACGCTCTCGACCCGGGTCGCCGCCTGCTTGGCTTGCGCCTCGACCGCGGCGATGCCCCGGGTGATGTCCGTGGTATCGGCGCGAAATCGCGCTATGGCTTCGAGGAGCTCGACGGCCATTACCCGCCCCCGAGGAAGGTGCGCACCTGGTCCTGGGAAATGATGCGGACCCCTGCCGGCGCCACGGCCTTGCTGGGCTTCGCACCCGCCAGCGTCCGGAGCCGCTCCAGATGCGCGTGCCGGTCCTCAGCGCTCATCCACGGCACCGCCCGGTCCTCGATCGCCTGAAGCCGCTCGCGAGCCTGGATCTCCACCGCCAGCGCGTTGTAGCGCGTCAGCTGCGCCAGGCTCATCTCCATCAGGCTCCGATGGCTCCAGCCGTAGAAGCGGGCGGCGCGAGCGAGCTCGAAGCCGATCCGGAGCTCGAGCCCGCCACCGGAGGGTTTTCCGGGCCGCCCTCCGCCGGCTCTGGCTTCGACATCTCGTAGAACGCCCGCGCGATCCCGATCAGCTGCCGCGTGGTCAGCGCGCCCAGGTCCTCGTCGGGCATCGTCGGGCAGAGCAGCCGGATGGTCTGCTTGGCCCGGGTGATGGACCCGGCCAGGTCGTCGGGCCGCAGCTCGTCGGCCAGCTCGTTGCCCAGCGCCTCGAGCGCGTGCTTGATCGGCAGGTCGACCCAGCTCCGCACCGGGTAGGTCTTCCCGGTCTCCAGCTGGACCAGGACCTCGTCCGGTGGCAAGAAGGTGCGCACGTCGATGATCCGTTCCTTGCGCCCAGCGGCGTGCGGCGTGTCCTGCGCCATAGAACCTCCTACGCGGCGGGAACCCCGGCATTCATGCCGGGGAGGAGCCGCGTCCTCCACGCGTTGAACGGGGCCAGCACCACGCAATCTGCCGGACGCGCGTGCTTCGTGAGCCGCGCGCCGGTCTCCACCGAATGCAGGCTGACTCGGTCGCCCGCGTTGCCCCCGACGTAGGCCATGCCAAACTTGTAGTGCTTGACCAGCGCACCGCGCTTGAAGCCGTGGCTCCGGGTGCCGCCGTACGGGCCCCGCACTCCGCACTTCGCCGGCTGCAACCTGTGCAGCTGCCGCCGGTGGAACCGGAGCGGCGTGACGCGCAGGAGTCGGGTGCAGTCCGGCGTGGCGTGCCCGCCGGTGGCGCTGTTCGCCAGCACCCAGGAGTCCACACAGTGCGCCTCGAAGACCTCCGCGCTCTTGTCTGCCGTCTTCGCGAGCCCGAGCTGCTCCCGCAGCGCCGCCGTCTCCTCGACCTTCCGCGTGTCTACCGGCGCGATCTGGGCGAGCTCGTCGTAGAACAACCGCTTCCCGACCTCGATCGGCGAGAAGTTCCGATTCCAGTGCCGCGCCTCGCCGGTCTTCCCCTTCTGCGTCTTGACCTTGACGTCCTCCACGACGAAGACGCTGACCGGGTACCGCCGCGCAAGCCACCCGGCCAGCCGCAGCTTCCATTGCCACCTCGCCTTCGTGCTCGGCGGGATCCCGCCCCGCGCCCGGTTCTGCCGGTTCGCTCGGCAGGGCGTCGTCCGGTATCGCCTGGCCCGCCGCATGTTTCTCCTGGTCTCCACCGCCCTCGACACGTGCGTGACCGCGTCCGCGTGAACGTTCAGGAACGTTCGCTTCCCCGACTTGACCGTGAACCCCTCCCACTTGCTGCCCGGATCGATTCCGACAACGACCGGCTGGGTCTCGCCATCCTTCCGGTCCACGAGCTGCAAGTAGAACAGCCCGCGGTCGAACCGGCGCAGGGCGCGACCCTTCCGGACGAGCTCCCTCGCTCGCGCCGGGTGACACGGCATCAACGGCTTGCCATCTGCTCCAACCACCGGGACGTACATCAAGGCGTTACCGCCTCCTCGCCCTTCGCAGGGCGGCAACTGAACCCCTCGCCGCTGACGGTCCGAGAGGCGGCAGGCTGGGGTAGCACCCGCCGCGTCGTGTGCCCTGCCACGGGCAGGCCGTTCAGCACAAGCCGGCTAGTCAACGAGTTGCCCTCGAGCCTCGCGCGTTGGCATCGCGCTCCACCCGAGCCTCGGACGTCAGTCCGGGGTCGTTGACGGCTCTCTCCTTTCGTGGAGTCACCCCGATCGAGATCGATCTCGGGATCGATCGCTCCCAGTTACAGGTCCTCGGGGCGGTCTCCGAAGTACGCCCACATGCCCTGCTCGTTGGGCCACGCCTCGAAGTTGGCGGTGATCACCCGCTGCTCGGTGGGATGGAACGGCAGGCTCACCTCCCCGTCGACCGGGCTGATCTCCGGGATGACGAGGATGTCCTTCGGGTCGGTCGACTCCGCGCCGCCGAAGATCTTGCGGATCTCCATCTTCACGGCCAGCTCGCGCATCGACTGGCCGACCTGCGACACGAACTCGACCCGGGTGCGCTCGCTGTCTGCGTCCTGCACCAGGATCGAGTTGGGGATCCCGCGCTGGAGGTTCTCGAGCGAGATCTCCTTGAACGGAATGGCCACCTTGAACGACCCGCCCGAGATGACCTTCCCCTGCGGGATGTCGCCCGTCTGCGCGCCGGTCAGCACGATCGCGTTGGTGCCGATCGTCACCAGGAGCCCGACGTCGAGGAACCCGACGTTGGTGGGCACCCCGGTATCCGAGCCGCCAGCGAGGTTGTCCTGCGGGAACGCCTGGATCGGGTCGGTCCCGTCACCGATCAGGGAGACGACGACCAGGCGGCGGGCCCGCGGATCCGCCGCGATGGCGTCCCGCACCTCCGCCGCCGTCGCGCCGGTTGGCGGCGAGACCACGATGTCGGTGCCGTCGACCTCGACCTCGATGTCGCCGCTGCCGGCCGGCGCCTCGATCGCGATCGTGATCTGGTTGCCCGCCGCTCCGGCGCGCTTGGCTCGGAAGAACAGCCCCGCATCGCCAGACCCCACGTCCAGCGTCGCGTAAGGCAGGGCGTAGATGTAGACGTTGGCCGGCCCGAGTTCGAGCAGATTCGCGTTCAGTCCCCCAGCCATGATCGTTCCCTCCCTCTACGCGGCGGCGTCGTAGGCCAACACGCGGAAATCAAGCGACTTCCTCACGAAGTCCCCGTCGACCGGTCCGTCTCGATCGGCCGTCATGAACAGGCTCGCCACGCGACCCTCGGTGCCTTCCAGGACCATCGGCGTCGCGGCGCCACCCCCGCGCCCGAGATCAAGCAGCCGGCGCACCCGGACCGCGATCCGCTCCGCCCGATCCAGGTCCGTCTCCCAGATGTCGATCTGCATCGTGCGGTCGGTCAGCGGCACGAGCGGATCCACCTCCGCGCCGAAGTCGAAGTACGTCAGCGCCGGCGGCTCGAACTCGGTCCGCCGCGGCCGGTAGAAAATCCGGTCGCTCCCCCCGATCAGCTCGAGCAGCACCGGGTCCGACTCCAGCCGTTCGACCACGGCGATGCGGATGGCCGTCAGGAGCGGCGTGACCTCGCTGGACTCGATCGGGAGCTCAGGCGCGAACGTGAGCGCCGCCATCAGTCCACCGCTCCGACCTCGACAGTCAGGCGCTCCCCACCTACCTTCGGAGCCTTCGCCGCGGCGAGGATCTCGTTCCCGCGCTCGATCGCGACCCGGAACGCCGGCCGCCAGGCCGGACGTGGCACGATCCGGGCCGTGCCGTATTCCAGCGCCGCGGCGTACTCGGCCGCCTTGCCGGTCACACCGGCCGTCGCCTCCCACTCGTTGCCGGGGCCGCGGTCCATCGCGAACGTCACTGCCTTCAGCAGCGTCTTCGTGTCGGGAGCAGGAGGCTCGCCGGGCGCCGACGCCCGGTGCACACCACGCCCGGTACGAGAGGGGTAGACCCGTCCGGTCGCCGGCGAGTCCCGCATCAACCGCTTCACTTCCCGCTGGTACTCGATGGCCACGCGGCGGACCGCCGTGAAGGCGATCTTGTCGATCGCCCCCAGCACCGCCTGTCGGTCGACCTTGACGTGCGCCATCAGCCGGTCCACTGCTTCAGCGCGGCCTGCAGGTGGTGGCCGCGAATGTCCTCGATCAGCACGACCTCGTATGTGCGGGTGCCGTCGACCAGGTGGTCGCCCAGCGCGACGTCGACCCCGGGCAGGAAGTACCCGCGCCAGCCGGCCTCGACCCTGACGCCCTGCTCCGACGTCACGCGCTGCCCAGCCGCCTGCTGGATCGAGCACGGCACCCCGGTCGCCACGGGCGCCCAGGACCGCGACGTCTGGCCGCTGCGGGTCCGCGTTACGTCCTCCCGCTCCACCGTCACCGCCTTGTCCAGGAGCCCCGCGAAGCTCACAGCCCCACCATGGCCGGCACCCGCGTGTACTGGCCGAGCAGCATCCCGAGCTCCGGGTTACCCGTCAGGACGTTCGTGAAGACCCCATCAGCCAGCGTGTAGCTGTAGTTCCCGAGCGTCTCGGACTTCACCGCCGCTCCGCTGCTCCCCTGCGTCAGCGGCCTCATCGTGCCGATCACCAGGAGCGCGCACGCCCGCTGGATCCCCACCGGCGCCGTGTCGTCGGCCTCCACGAACCCGAAGCTGCCCTCGAGCTCGATGTTCTGGACGTCGGCGGCGAACGTCTTCGCCAGCTGGGGCCCGAAGGCCCGCTCCAAGCGCAGGAGCGATCGGAACTCGATCCGCGGGTACCAGAAGTCGTCAGCCCCGGTCTCCGGCCGCCGGCTGTAGACCACGTATTCGGAGGCGTTCACGCCCTGGCCATCGACCCGGAACGCCGTGATCGCCTTGGCCGGCGCCGGCAGCTCCAGGATCGGCGTCCCGCGCCCCTCCAGGATCAGCGCCCCGGATCCGCTGAAAGTCCGCAGGTCGAACCAGAGCCCGGTCTGGCGATCGATGTAGCTTTTGGCCATCGTGCCCAGCGCCACCAGGCGAGCGTCGGACACGCTGTCCGGCACGCCCTCGGCCCGGAGGTCCTCGACGGTGGTGTACCCGGCCTGGGTCGGCATCAGGCGACCACCTCGGCCAGCTTCACCGGCGCCCCACATCGCAGCGCCAGCTTCCACTCCGGCCCCACCTGGTCCATCGTGTGGTTCGCTTCGACCCACGCCCGGGCCCGCACGCCAATCTCGAGGCGGTCACTCACCCGGGTGATCAGCTCCAGCAGGAGCGACTCCCAGAGATCCGTCCGGTTGTCTTTCACCCGGTATCCGGTCACCCCGTTCTCGATGCATTGGTACGGCCCGACGTCGGATGCCACGACCGGCAGCCCCAGCGCGCCGTACTCGATCAGCTTGACGGGGCTCTTCGAGAAGTTGAACCGGTGCTCGGCCAGCGGCGCGATCGCGAGGTCCAGGTCGAGCGCCGCCAGACGCGGATACAGCTGATCCGCCGCCACCCACTTGTGCTGCTCGACCCGCTCGACCCCCTTGGTCCACGGCGGCGCCCACCCGAGGAATACGAGCCGGACCTCCGGGCGCAGCTCGAGGACGCGCTTGAGCGCCGCCTCCGCCATCCGCAGGTCGCCCTCGTGGGTCCCGCTCCCGGCCCAGCCGATCCGCACGGTCTCGCGCGGCTGTTGCGCTGGCGCCGGCACCAGCGATAGGTCGATCCCGTTGGGGATCACCCGCACCTCGCGGTTGATCCGGTACAAGATCTCGGCCAGCTCGTTCGTCGTCGCGATCACGAGGTCACAGGCCGCGATCACGCGCTCCATCTGGAACACAACGTCCTTGGTGAAGTGCCGCCGGAGCGGGTTCCACTCCGGCATCCTCCAGATGTCGTCGTCGAGCTCGTAGGCGACCAGGACCCCGCGGCGCCGGAGCTCGTGAACCGCCGCCGGCGCCTGGGGCGACCGGGTCCGCTGCAAGACCACGGCCGTCACGCCCTCGAAGTCCTGCGGGGTCACGACGTCGTACTTCACCGCTGCGGGCACCCCCGCGGCGCGCAGCCACCGCGCCGGCAGCTCGCACCGGTACCAGGCCGGCCCGTCGTGCGCTCCGGCTCCGAACAGGAGCTTCGACATGGCAGGCGGGTTCGATGGCGTCACCGCCACGGCCTCAATCGACCGGCGTGTTGACGGAGACTGCGAGGGTCGTCCCGGCCGCGCAGGACGCCAGGATCCGCAGCCGCTCGACCGGCTCGGCGATGACCAGCCCGGCCGTCGCGCCGGCGCCGAGCGTCGCGAAGGTCGTGGAGTCGATGACTGCGGCCGGCCCCTCGGTGTAGGGACGATTCTGCACGGAGCACGCGGAGAGGGCCTGCCCCCCGGTGTTCTTGACGGTCAACCGCACGGGACCAACGCCTCGGAAGTCGTGCTCGACGACCTCGACGTTGGTCCCGCTGACCGCAACGGACGTGAGCGTGAACGCGAGGGCCACTACGTCAGCCTCTTGCTCATCCAGACGACGAGCAGGGTGTCTCCGGTCGTCACCTCGGCGAGCTTGATGTTGCCCGAGCCGATAGCGGTGACGGTCTGCTTCGTGGCGTCCGTGAGGTTGAGCACCACCAGGATCTTGTCGCCCGGCTTGATGCTCCGGGTCGCTCCGTGGCCATCGGTGTCCGACACCGTGATGTTCGAGCCTGACCCGGCGCCGGCCGCCAGGCTGAAGAACAGCTGCCCGTACCCGCCGCGGTTGCCGCCGTCGCTGTCCGGCAGGAACGGGTTCGCCATGAACTGACTCTCGGCCATCCCACCCTCCTCGTCTGCAGCGGGGCGGCCCCGCTGAGGGCCGCCCCGGTTCGCTCACTCCTGCGGGAGATCCTCGGCTACGAGTTGTAGGCGAGGACGGCCGCGTCGGTCTCCACCACCTGGTAGTCGATCCGGAGCGTCCAGGTGTACTCGTACACGCGCTTGCGCTCGTGCTTGAATATCCCGAGGTTGACGTCCCGGCGGATGCCGAAGACGAGGTTGTCGGGGATCGTGAGCAGGTGATGTGTGTTCGGCATGAACGGCACGCCGACCACCGGGATGCCGTCGTAGGTGGACGGCTGCCCGTTGAGCAGGATCTGGTCCCCGCCCTGGGTCTGCCGCTGCCCGAGCTGGAACCGGTACGCCTCCTCGTTGCTCACCGAGGTGTAGTACCGGAGGTTGCGCTTGTTGGCCTTGAACTTCGCCGGCAGCGCAGTCAGCATCCCCGGGAACACCGCGCTGCGGAAGTCCGTCCCGCCGTTGGTGTCGAAGATGTTGTCCGCGGCGTCCTTGAGGAGCTCCAGCCAGCCGTCCTCGATCCCGATGAAGTCGTCCACCGACCCGTCGTCACCATTGATCGCGAGGTCCTCGAGATCGTTGGAGAGCTGGGTCGCCATCATCCGCATGAGGTGATCATCGAAGTTCTCCCGCTCGATGTTGTCCTCGAAGAACGAGAACGTGACGTCGACGGGCATAATCACCTCGGTGACCGAGAGCTGCCGCTTCGAGGCGGTCACCCCCACCAGGTCGGTCGGCGCGACCCCCTCCTGCGCGGCCCGGAGCACCCGGGTCCCGACCGCGATCTTGTCGAGGTCCGCCCTGTCGGCCTTCATCCGGCGCACCCGGATCCCGTCCTTGAACAGCACGGACTGGTCGATCACGTAGTCGATGAAGCGATCGGCCTGCTCCGGGTACAGGTGTCCCCCGTTGACGTCCATCGCCCCGAACACGTCCGTGTCGATCGCCGCCTTCGCCCCCGCCCGCTCCAGCAGCCGCCTGTTGCCCAGCATCCCTCGGCTCATCGCTCGCCCCTCCTCAGCTGTCTCTTCGATCGTTCCGTGGATCGATCGCTTGGTCGCGTGGTTACCGGCGGTGGTACTCGCTCGGCAGGATCATGTTGCCGAACGCGCCCTTGCGCCCCTTCTTGCCGTCACCGTTGCCGTCGCCAGTCCCGCCCTCGTCGCCCTTGGCCGACTTCGGCGTCGACAGCACGGCCTCGACCGCCTCGAGACGGTCGAAGATCTTGTCGCCAGCCTCGCCGAACTCGTCGGCGTCCTTCGCGAGCTTGCCGATCGTCTCCTCGGCCTGGGTCTTCCAGCTGAGTAGGCTCGACATCTCGGCCTTCAGCCCCTTGATCGCCTCGGCGAGCTCCGCGATCCCGGCCTGCAGCTGCTCGATGACCTTCGGGTCCATCTCGTCTCCCTCCTTCGCGGCCTTGCCGCACTCGCACTCCGGGTCGTAGTCGTCAGCGTCCGGGTCGCACGAGCACGGCGTCCCGTCCGGAGTCATGCCGTCGTTCTTCCTGCCCTTCGTGCCGGCCTTCGCCTTGCCCGCTCCGGGGCACGGCTTCGTCTTCACGGTCCCACCCCCGCCATCAGGGACGACCGACTTCGCACCGTCCGGAGCCGGCGCCGCACCGAACAGGCCGTCGATCAGCTCACTGAACTTCGCCACCAGGCTCTTCTTCTGGTCCGGATGCATCGGGTGCGTCCTCCCCGCGTGCTTGCGCACGTGCTGGGCCATCTCCATCGCCGCCTTGCGTGCGATCTGCGCATCGAACTGGGCGCCGAGGAAGACCAGGCTCGCCTCCATTGCCTCGGCGCGCTCCCCGTTCGGCCCGCGCCGGTACTCGGCGTAGAGAATCGACCCCTCCCGGCCCGTCATCAGCATCCGGTCCGGGCAGCTGAAGCCGACGCTGAGGGCCCACGCCACGCCGCCGTCGATCTTCGTGATCAGCCCCTGGGCGTCCGGGTCCTTCTTGAGCAGGTAGAAGGCGCCCCGGAGCCACATAGCCCCGTCCTCTTCCACCAGCCACGCCTTGAAGAACCGGCCAACACCGGGCCCCGTCCAGTCGTGGCCCACCAGGAGCGACTTCCCAGGCAGCGAGTCGGCGAAGTCGGCGAGGACGTCTTCGTTGAACCGCTCGCCGTCCCGGTCGATCCGGCTGTTCGCGACGTGGCCTTCGTAGATCGCGACCTCGTCCTCGGTGAGCGCCTTCACCGCGTAGCTGTTGATGATCTCGAGGTCGCCCGGCGAGGCCGCCTTCGCGGAGAGCGTGCCAGTGAGCTTGACGGTCTTGCCGCCGAAGCCGTCGAACTCCGCGTCCCGCTCGACCCACAGGGAGGCCACCTTCGCCCCGTCGAGGCCGGCGCTGGCGCCGCGGGCATCCCAGGCGCGCTGGCACACCGCGGCGCGCTGGTCGCTCTCCGGGTACTCGTCCGTCATCACGGAGTCGCCCATGCAACGGTCCATGAAGTCGTCGTGGCTCTCGTCACTCCCCGGTCGCGGGATCGGCATCCTTACTTCGTCCCCTCGTACCGGCCGGCTCCGGTCGTCTTGACCCGCCCCAGCTTCTTGACGCGCTTCTTCTTCACCACGCCACACCTCCAGAGAGCCTTGGGCCAATTCAGCCCTCTACTACATGGAGACGTTTTTGCGCCCGTCGTCAGAACTAAGCGAAAAGACGTGAGTTTCTACACGAAGGGGTTTGCGCCGCGGAGTGTCTGGATTCCGTACACTGCCACAAGAGCCACCAGCACGCTCGGCCGGATCGTCATCTTCGAGAGCTCAACGGCCGTTCCTAGCGAGCCGGCGGAGCTCCTTGAAGAACCCCGGTCCCGCCCCTGGTCCTCGCTGGTCGACGCGCTCGGGGCCGCCAGCCCCAGTGCGCCACCCGGGGCCCTTGACTGCCTGCCCGACCCTAGCGCAACATCTGGTCCTTCGTGGACGCCAGTACCTTGAGCGTCGAGGACGAAGTCAGGGGCGTGTCCGCGCGAGACAAGGCGCCCGGAGGCGACCGCGCGGATACTCCTCGAGGAGAATTTGCATGAACGGCCCGGTCGTTTGCCGAATCCTGCTGCTCACTGCCCTCGCATTGGCGCTCACGGCCGCTGGAAACGAGGGCCCCGAAGCTGGAAGGCACGTACACCCACCCCTGCAGGCGCCCCGATCGTGCTCGATCTCAGACCCGGAGGTAAGGCGTAACCTTAGGCTGCCTCCAGCGGCGGTCGCCCCGCCCCTGCCCCTCGTCACCATGACGTAATGTGCCGGACTCGGACGCTGCCGCTCCAGGAGCCGATGTTCCAGGCGGTGCCGTAGAGGAAGCGGGGAACGGGGGTGGGATGCGGCGCCGTCATCGCGTCATTGTGCCATGGGCACCGGGCCATCACCGCAGGCCGCGCGGCAGACCACAACGGTCCGGTCCCTACGGGTCGGCGCACGAGGGGTCGACCCGGCGCCCGCCCCGCCCGGGCGCAGGCGCCCAGCTCAGGAAGCGGTCGGCGCGGAGGGCGGTGTGCCTTACCTTGCCCGCGTCGTCGCAGAGGGGCTCGGCGGTGCGCTCGAGGGTACGCGGGATCTTGTAGGGGACGGTGCGCTACGCGAGGTGAGCGATCAGCTCGGCATCGCTGACATCGCCGTCCGCCTGCACGATGGCATGCAGGCGCCGGCCGTGGTCGTCGTCGGGGAGCCGATCACCACGCCGGACCGGTCTCGGGGGTGGGCGTCGAGGGCAGCCAGCAGTCCAGGTAGAGCTTGAGCATCGCGCAATGGTGCGTGGTGACGCGGCCACACCGATGGGAAACTACTGAGTCTCGAGGTGCAACGTTCCCGCCCAGGAGGCGAGCCGTCCAGCATTGCAGCCCCCAACCTGACCGACGGCCTGAAGCGCAAGCTTGGGCTTGCGTCTCGGCAGCTGACTGCTCAGGTCGAACAGCTCGGAGGACTGGCCCGGGGCGAGGAACGGGGTCGTCTGAACCAGGACGTTGTCGAGGAAAATCTGCACACTCACATTTGAGCAGTGGGTGATCGCAGCAGTATATTGGACCCGCAGCACGCCGTCCGGTTTTGGTCGTCGCGGCCTGAACTGCGGCGTGCATACTTGAGGATCACCCACAGGAGGGTTATCGCACTCAATCCCAGGGATCTCGATCGTTGACACCGGAGGCGCCGCAAGGGCGCCCCCGACGGGCATGCCAAGGAGCCCTGCCACGAGACCTGCACCGAGCACCCGCCAGCGACCTTTCATCACTAGTCCTCGTGTCAGGGAGTAGAGCACTGATCGCTCGCTGCGTCAAGACAGTGCGAGGCGCGGTAGTGGGTCAGTTAACCCTAGAGGTAAGGCGGCCTTCATGCTCATGGGCGAGCGCTTTGCCTGCACCTACGAGGTCCACGGGGACCAGCTGATGCTCGACTGTTCGCCCAAAGGCGAGCGGATCGACTTCACCATCAACGACGACGGCTCGCTCAGCGGAGGCGCCCTCCTGGGCGTCCTGAAGAAGTCCGCCTCCGGGCCGGCCGAGTCGGGCCCGCCGGCCACTGCCGAGCCCTGCCGGCGCCGCCAGCCAGGCGTCGCCCGCGGTAAGGAAGACGTCGGGCGAGGAACGGGAAGCGCAAGCCGCAGCCCTCGCCGCCGTGCAGGAGCACTGGATCAAGGCGAAGGACGGCTGGATCACGGCCCGAACCACGGGGAGCACGGCCGCGCCCGTTCGCTTTCTCAGCCAGTTTCGGGAGTTCGCGGTGGACCGCGTCCGCTCGTACGCCATCGGCGAGTCGGATCGGCTGAACGGGATCGAATGGGCGGGTGAGGTCTGGTTCAAGCGAGCGCCCTGCCGTGAGGTGGGAGAGGGGGGGGGCTGCTCTTGGATGGCGACCCCGTGGGGCGCGGCGTCTTCCGGCAGCGCGGCCGCTGGACTCAGTGGGTCGATTTCCAGCCGGAGCCGGTGGAGGTTCTGAAGGTGAACGGCGCCTGGAAGGTCCGCGAGAACAGCTGGCTCCTCCGGGGAACACGTCCCCGGCCGGCGGACTTCGCAGACGCGGGAGTGAAGTAGGCAGGAGCACTACCGGCGTCCTTGTCGACGGAGATCAGGCGATCGCGGATCTGCGCTGGCTCCAGGCCGCGCTTGACGCAGCCTAGGACAACCTCGGCAGGCCCAACCTGCTGCGCCTGAAGATTCTCCTTGACACCCCTGGTAGGGGTTATGCTTCTTAGTGTGCTGGTGGTGTGCGAGCAGTGCGCTCCTGGTCAAGGACTCTAGGATGGCCAGGCCCGGCCCGTCGTGAGGCCGCAGGCGTCTCCTCTCGTTGTGCTGGCGGTGGAAGCGGCGTACCATCCAAACTGGCGGCGTTGTGAATCGATGCACAAGCTGGAGGTGATGGATGGATGACCGGGCCGAGCTACTGGGAATCCTGCGCTCGAACTCACTCCTCAAGGGCCGCTTTGTTCTCGCCTCCGGGAAGGTCAGCGACTACTACTTCGACTGCAAGCGCACCACGTTGGCAAGTCCCCGTGGGCTTGAGCTCGCATCGAAGTGGATGCTCGAGCGCCTCAAGGCGATGGATCGAGCTGGCAGGAAGGTCGACGCGATCGGTGGGCTGACGATCGGCGCCGCGCCCCTCTCCGTCGCGGTGTCTCAGCGCGCTCTCCGGGAGGGTGGTTGGACCCTGCCAGTCTTCGTGGTCCGAGATGAGCCGAAGGCTCACGGCACCCAACAACTCATCGAGGGCAGTATTGAAGCCGGCTGGAACGTCGTGATCGTCGACGACGTCATGACCACGGGGAAGTCGGTCCAGAAGGCGACCCAAGCGGTCGAGGCACAGGGAGCCGCGGTCGCTGCGGTTCTGGTTCTGGTCGACCGGGAGGAAGGCGGCTCTCAAGCGCTGTGCACGTACGATGTGCAGCGCTTGTTATCCTACAAGGAGCTCCTGACCGATTAACGCCGAGCAGGAGGCTCGCCTTCGCGGCCGCCTGCACGCACTGGCGAGCCTGCGTCAGATCTACGACGTTGTCGCGGATCTGGCGAGCCTCCAAGAAACAAGCGGCTTCGCCCTACCCCTCTTCGTGTTCAGATCGATACTTCAAGATCTGGCGTGGCGTCTGGAAGGTTTGGTTCCGGATGAGGACCAGGTCGCACCCGTCTACGCGGGGATTCAGCAGAAGCTCGTTCCAGCGATGCTCCGTATCCTCGACCTAGATAGGCGTGAGAATCCCGGCAAGATCCTGGAGGAGCTCGAAATCCTGACGCGCCAATGGTCGATGCTGCGGGCTGAGTTGATGTAACCCGCTGAGCCACTTCCTCGCCGGCAGCACTGGCCGCCGAACTCCTTCTCGGCTGGAGGAGGCGGCGGCGGAGGTGGCTTGGGAGGTGGTGGTATCGGTCTTGGAACTCTGGTTCGTGAGGCTACTTCACGCGCCACTTCCGTCGGAAGTGCGCGAGGTTCTCCTGCTGGTATCGTTGGAGCTCCTCCGCGCCGTAGACCGCCTTGAACGTCGTCCGGTGGTGGTGCACGACAGTCACGTCCTCACGGAGCGCCAGCTTCCAGCCGGCACGCTTGGCGCGCTCGCAGTAGTCGTCGTCGTCCCCGAGACCGGACCGATACTCCTCGCTCAGGTACCCCACCTGCTCGATGACCTGGCGCCGGATCAGGCAGCAGAAGAACGCGAGCATCGCGTTGCTGGCCAGCACTCGATAGCCCTGGCCTGTCGGCACACGCCCCTGCCACTGCTGGTCGGAGGTTGAGCGGGGCCCGACCAGGCCAATCTTCGGATCCAGCTCGAAGACCTCGAGGAGGCGGCTCAACCAGTCCTCGCCAGGCATCGGCGGCAGCTCGGTGTCGTTGTTGAGCAGGAGCAGGAACGGCGCCGTCGAGGCGGCGATCCCGAGATTCGTGCCTTTCACAAACCCGAGGTTCTCGGGCAGCCAGAACCGGAGGTGCTGGATCCGCTCCGTCTCGAGGTACGCCAGGACCCGATACCGGTCCACGGTCGTCGACCCATTGTCGATCCAGATCAGCCGGACCGAGGTCCGCGCGGGGACCGTGGCCGACAGGCTCCTGAGACACGCGAGCGTCATGTCCGCCTGGTTCAAGGTCGGCGTGATGACGTCAACAATGGGCGGCGTCATTCTCGCCGTTTCCAGGCTTTCGTCGGCCACCACTCGGATCCACCCATCTCCCGGCGGGCGTACACCTGCTCATTCCGCCGGCCTGGGTTGAACACGTCACGTACCTCGCCCAGCGACCGTAACAGTCCTCTCACGGCTGCCAGGCTCTCACCCAGCGGGGTCATATCAACTACTTCCCCGATCTTCAGCGTGTTCCGCCTAAGCATCAGCCTTCCCCGCCATCACCTCGGACGCCCACGCAAACGGTCCCTCGAGCCCAGCGTAGACGTCCCACAGCTCCTCGAGTCCGTTGGTTCCGATGTTCTGGATGTGGCCGTGCACACGGCCCGGCCGGTCCAACAGGTACACCGGCAGGGTTGACGGCCGCTTGGCGTTGTTCCGCTCGTGGTCCGCGATCCACCAACCTCGTGCTTCCAGCGCGCGGTAGAGCCCGTCCGAGGTCTGCCAGTACGGCGCCTTGAACCCGTTCACGAAGACGGCTGTCGCCTCCGCCTGCAGCAGCACGTCGAGCGCCCGCTCGTAGTCCCAGTCGCGGCATTCCAAGTAGGTGTGGCGAAACCCGTGGAGCGCGATCTCCAGCCACGGCCGCTGCGCCTTCACCTCACGCAGGAACTCGACGCCGGCCTCGAGCTCTCGGCCGACAGGAGCCGGCACCGAGAACAGCGTGATCTTCAGGTCCGGCTTCATCGCCTTCAGCCGGTCCAGGAGATCGAGCCGGTGGTTGACGACGCTGAAATCGTCGAGATCGAGGACCGTGATGCGTTGCTCCTGGCACGCCTCAGACGCGTGTCCCATCGGGCCTCGTCCGCTCCTCACGCCACTTCCTGGCCGTCGTACCCTTCCGCCCGGGCCAGACTTTGCGGTACTCAGAGTACATTCCTTCGAGCCTGGCGATGGCCTCCGGCGACGCCGTTCCATACCTGCCGCCCTTATCACGACCACGGCCAGGCAACACATCTTGCTTGACAGCAAGAAAACGAAGAAGAGCGACCGCAGGTGCCGCCTTCAACACCAGATGCGGCAGCACATCATCTAGCAGCGATCCGAGGACAGTCTCTCCAACATCCCAACGCCATCGAATCTTACCGCGATGCGACGGGTAGCTATGTCGCTTCGGCTCAACACCGAACCACCCGCAAACCGTCTTCAGTGGCTCTTCCGTGCCCATCGTGAACGTCAGACGAGCCTCGAACTGCGGCGTCCTAGCTCTCGGGTTGCCTGTCGATCTTTGAATCGAGAGTCCGCCCTCGCCGTCGATCAGCCCGGCTAGGTAGCCCAGCCGCGCTTCAGACAGCCGTGCCATCAGGCCGCGTCCTCTCCTCGATCCACTTCCTTTTGAAGTACTCCGGATACCGGAGCGCCTGGGCATCTGTGCCCAGGTAATGCCTGACCACCAGGTCCTCGACGTAGCCCACCGCGACGCCGTGCCCGGTGAGCCAGCCGCAGAACGCATCGTCCTGGCCACTGGCCAACGGCAGGTCCTCCGGGTAGCGCCACTCCCGGTAGACCTCCCAGGGCACCAGGTGGAAGAGCCCGCCGATCATGCCCGTGACCCCTACGATGAATCCGCCGCGCCCCATGCGGCGGATCCGCGCCGGCTGGTTGATGATCCCGCTCACCCGCGGCGACAGGGCCATCTTCTCCGCGAACCGCCGCTGATCTCGAAAACAGGCCACCAGCTTCTCGAGGATCCCGTCGGTCAGGACCTCGCAGTCGTTGTCGACCTTTCCGACCAGGTCGTACCGGCCCAACTGCGCGATCATCCCGAGCATCGCGTTCGATCCGATGCTGACGCCCACGTTCCTCGGGAGCTCGACCAGCTCATGAATCCGGCCTGCCTCCCGCTGTTCGCGCAGCCACGCCGGACTCCCATCCTCGGAACCGTTGTCGAGCACGTAGTGGTCCAACGGGTAGCCCGCCTTGTCCCAGAGCGTCCGAAAACAGTGCTGCGTGAACTCAAGGCGGTCACGCGTCAGCGAATAGATCGCGACGTTCATGGTTCCCTCTCGCGCGCCTTGATCCGGACCCACTGGGTCGGATGCTTGATCCGCACGTGCCGCCGGACCTGCGACCACGGCGGCAGGAGACCCGGCGCCCACGGGTCGGTCTTCCAGCTGCACCACCGACAGCGGATCCCCGGGCGCTTGGCCAACTCACGTTCTTCGCCCGGTGTAGAAGCGTCGGGTCGACGTCCACCGGACTCCGACCGTGTGGCAGTGCTGAGTCAACATCGACTCGATGTCCCCCTCCTCGAACGTCCACGGCCCGTTCTCGTATCGCTCGGCCCGCCTGGGTGTCGCGGAGATGATCTTCAGGATCCCGTTGCGCCGACTCACGGTGACCCGCGCCATCTCCGCGACGACGGCGCGCGGGTCTGGCACCACCTCCAGCAGGTCGGCCGCGACCACCATCGTGAACGCCCCATCCGGGAATGGGAGCGCCGCGGCGTCGCCCTCGACCCAGGTGATCGCGGGCGCCCGTCGGCGCATCTGCTCGATCGCCCAGGGCGAGACGTCAAGGCCGGTCAGCCGGAGCCCGGGTCGCTGCTGCAGGAGCTCCGGTAAGAACCCGCCGATCCCGCAGCCGACATCCAGCACCGAGGCGTCAGGGGCAAGGTCCCTGAGCACGTACTCGAGGCGCGCCTCGTCGGCGGTCCAGGCGGGCGGCACGTCGACCCTGCGCCACTGCTCGTCGAACACGTCGGGCGTAAGTGGCTGTCGCTCGAGCCGGATCACCGCACGTGCGCCTCGGCCCAGGCGTCGACCCGGGCCCAGAGCTCCTCGAGCGTCCCGTCGTTGCGGAACTCGTGGTCGACGCTCAGGCCGTCGATGTAGTGCTCGCTTGCGTGGTCGTTGCCACTGAAGCCGGGTCGGACCACCCGGGCGAGCAGACCACCTCGGCTCCGAACCGAGTCGACCTCGTTCGGGAACCGGGTGTCGGCGATGACGATCTTGGGCACGTCCTCGATCGAGTCGACCGTCGCCCACAGCGCCTTGACCCAGTAGTCCTCGTCCTCGGCGCGGCGAAGCTCTGTGCCCCATTCCTGCAACAGCGCGCGGGTCACCGGTGTGCGCTGGATGTAGAGCAACCGCCGGATCTCCGCTTCCATGTCCGCCGGCGGATCCACACGCATCAGATGCGCCCGCTCCAGCACGTAGGCGACAAGAGTCCGCCCCAGGCGATCTCGCACCTCGCCCTTCAGCGCATCCGAGAATCCGTGGCGCCGGAAGCCGTACCGTGCCACCAGGCGCCGGGCCACCTCGTCCTTGCCGGCGTGAAAATGCCCGGTCAGCCCGATGACCATGCGCTTACACCGCCTGCGCCGGGACCTGCGGCGGGCGCCAGTGCTCGGTGGCGACCAGCTGCCGGAGCTCGTCATCCGGGCACGACTCGAGGTTGATCACCACCGTCTCGCTGACGATCGCCACGTTGCTCGGCGCCAGCGCGCTCAGGCGCCGGATGATCGCCAGCAGCCACGGGCGCGCCTCGATCGCGGCCCGATACTCCGGGAACCCGATGAATAGCGCGTCGCCGAGGATCGTGGGGCCGGTCATCGCGACTTCGGTCGACGCTTCGATCGTGCGGGCCCGGCCGACGTCTTCGGGCCGGCTGGCTTCGCCTCGGTCCGCTCGAGCCGGCACGCGATGCACACGCAGTTCGCTCCATGCGGGAGGACGACCTGCGGCTTCTCCTCACGCCGTGCGCGCAGCACGATCAGCTCCATCGAGCCCGAACTTCCGCGTAACGAGGCGCTCGGCTTCCTCGTAGCTGACGGGCCCGTCGAACGTGATTCCCTTCCGCCGCTTCGTCGTGAAGAGCACTCTTGGGAGCCACACCCCGCGGTAGCCGCGGAACATCAGGTCGAGCCACAGAGCCCAATCGTTCAGCCTTGGCACGTCCTCGGCCCATCCCCTGAAAACGTCCCTCCGCACCAGGCTCATCGTCGAGATGTAGTTACCCCGTCGGAGGGCGCTGGGGTCCCAGTCCTGCCGGCAGTAGATCGCGCCGTCCATCGCGTACATCCCGTAGGCGTAGCCGGGCTCGAGCGCCGAGGCGTCGGCGGCTCGCCGCCAGTCGTCCAGCGCGTGCTGCAACGCCTCGCGCAGCGCGACGACCGCCCCGGGCTCCCAGAGCACGTCCGCATCCGAGAACAGCAGGTACCGGCCTCGCGCGATCTCCGCTCCGCGGTTGCGCGCCCAGGACGCCCCGCGCAGGTCCCGGTCGACGACGACGACCAGCTCGAGGTCCATCTCCTCCCCGTCGTGAAGCAGGCTGCTGATCGTGGGCCCTGGGTCGTCTCCTGGCCGCACCGGGACGACGACAGAGACCTCTGGCACCCAGGAGCTCTTCATGGCTGGACCGACACGTGGGCTGGCACGCGCCAGCACAGGGCGGCCGGCGGGGTCTCGCGCCCCTCGAGCACCCCGACGACCACGTAGCACCGGTCGACATCCTGCTGGCCGTCAAGCACATCAACCAGCGAGGCCGTCCCGTGGTCGGCCGGCTCCCCGACGATCACCGGCGCCTGCTCCTCGCCGTCGACGACCTTGATCACCCGGTAGTGCAGGATCGGCGTCGCCGGCTTGTGGAGGCTCGGCCAGCTCACGGTCAACCGGCCGCGGACCACCTGGACGACCGCAGCCGACAACTCCCCGCTCAGCACCGGGGCCAGCACCGGAGCCGGCTCAGGGTCCGGCGCGGGCGCTGGTTCCGGCTCGGGCTCCGGTCCCGGATCGGGCGACACCGCAGGGTCGGCGATCCGGTTGCGGGAGACGATCAGGTCGTCGTACCAGACGTAGCCGACCGGGTGGGCCTGCGTCGGATCCTTCCCGGTCATGTACGGCAGGAGCCAGACCTTGCCGTACTTCGACCCGTCGCCGGGATTGAACAGGTCCCAACCCGTCTGACACGTCGGGGCGCTCCGGCCTGCGTTCGCCGCGGCGCAGGATGGGTCGATCGTGGGATCGAAGCGCATGACCAGCCGAGACGGCTGGCCTTCTTCCGCCACCCAGAGCTCGATCGTGCTGTCGTGGCGATAGGTGCGCGTGTTGCGATACCACGTGCCGATCTTCACGTGGAGCTGGAACGTCATCCACTGCTTGGGCTTGAACGACACACAGGGCGGCACGCCCGGCGCGGTGTAGAGACAGTTCAGGGTCGGATCGAGCGGTCGGCCGTTGTCCCGAACGGCGTTCTGCAGGCGATAGTCTGGCGTGCTGAATCCTGGCCGCGGCACGACCTCCAGGAGCCCTTCGTACTGGCCGTCCTTCGCACCGCACGAGTGATACAGCTTCGGGAACATCGGGACGGCAGGCGTCCCCTCGGATGCATACGGGACAATTTCGAGTGGCGTGCACGAGAACGCCGGGATGCCGGGCCGATCGCCGGTCCCAATGATCGCCAGCTTGGGAGTGGCGGTGCGCCCGTCCGTTGTCCTGTACGGCGTCGTCAGGACTTCGGGCGAGAACCGCTGCCGCCACTGCACGTAGAACTCCTCTCCCTCCCCGAACTGGACGTCGTAGGGCCCGGGGCAGTCGGTGCGTCGGCACGGCAGGCTGCCGGGGGTGAAGTCCATCTGGAAGGCACCCGAGGTGTTGGCGCCACTGTTCGACGGGATCGTCATCTTCAGGGATCCCGCGCCGGATGCCTTGATGGAGGTGTCGACCACGGGCGTAGAAGCCCCCGCATCGAGGTAGGGCGCCGTCTCGGCCTGCGAGTCGAAGCTGAAGCACCGGACCACGCCGGGCGCCGCGCAGCGCCGCGCGAAGTCGTCCGCCGGCGGCGGCGTGACCGCGACCGTCACGGACGCCGTGGCCGTCGCTCCCGGGCCGGCGCAGCTCAGCCCGAACGTCGTCTCGGTCGTCAGGGTCGGCGACATCTCGCTCCCTGCCGGCGCCCTCGGACCGCTCCAGCCGCCCGAGGCCATGCACGTCTCAGCCCCAGTCGACGTCCAGGTCAGGGCAGCGGTACCGCTGAACGCCACGGTCATTGGCTCTGCCGTCAACGTCGCCGTCGGGGCCAGCGGTGGCGGAGGGGGTGGCGCCGTGACGGCCAGGCGGTAGGCCCAGGTCTCGGTGTCACCCCCGGTGAAGCCGGACCCGGACCCCTGCCACAGGAACAGGAACGCCCGGTGAACCGGGTCGTACCGGAGGAGGCCGGACGGGAGGGCGGCCGGCTGCCGCGGGATCGCCTGGGTCCCGAAGTCGAGCGGCGCCCAGACGGAGGGCTTGACCGTGAGGTTCCCGACCCAGGCTCGGATCGGGTTCGTGTGCTTGATCCCGACGATCCGCCGGTTATGGACGTCGTAGGCGAGCGAGTCGAACGAGCCCGAGCCGACCTGCGCCGCGACCTCGGGCAGCGCTTCCCATGCGTCAGCCACGGCGTCGTACAGGTAGAAGCGTGGCACGCCGTCCCCGCCGATGGGCGAGAACTGGATCAGGTGGCGCTTCAGGTCCGGAAGGTACGCGCTGCTCAGGAATCGGTACTGCACGGATGGCAGGCCGGACGGAAACCCGCCGCGAACCTTCCATCCCTCAGTCGTCAGGGTCCACTTCCCCCAGGGCGGCGCCGTGCCGTTCAGCGCGATGAACCCAAGCCTGCCCGGAAGGGCGGCGAGGTCCGGATCGTAGTGCAGGAGCGAGTTGTACGAGACGTTGCCCATGGGCTCGGTCCCGGCGATCTTGGTCCACGTTTTCGCGGCCGGCGAGAACGCCATGGTGCCCGCGTGCGTCAGGACGATGAACCGCTCGCCGGCCGGATCCCACTTGGCATAGTCCTGCAGGTGCTCGACCATCGGGCGGCCGGTCGCCGTCAGCACCGTCGTGTAGCCGCCGCCCTCGACCCCGCCCCCGTGCAGGCCCGGCATCTGGTAGACGATGTAGGACGCGCCTGCCTGGGGCACCGTCGTCCACGCTGTCTTGAGGGTGACGGTCCGCGTCGCGTGGCTGTAGCTGGCCACCTCTCGCTGCTCCGCGCAGGTCGACCCGCTCATCCGGCAGACCGTCATGGGCGGCCGGATGTCGCTGTCGCTCGTCACCGTCGCGTTGACCGCGGTGAAGGTCAGGGTCGTCGCCGTCGCCGACTTGATCGTCCCGACGGAGACCCGCGTGGGCTCGGGGAAGGTGGCCTGAATCCAGCGGCCCGCCTCGACGTCGAAGAGCTCGACGTCGTTGCAGCTGTGGGTGATGTGCGCGCCGCCGAAGTAGAACAGCATGGACCGGCCCTGCGCCACGCCCACCTGGATGCCGTTCTGAACTCGGCTCTGCGGGGACACCTGGCTCGAGTCCGTCGCCTCGAGCTGCGCCGCCACGCACCGGCGCATGGTCCGGGGCGCCAAGGTCAGCTTGACCCACCGGTTGTCGCCGAGGTCTCGGATCTCCGGGTTCAGCGCCTCGGCGGGCGTCACCACCGCCACCAGGCACACCAGGGCCCACAACATCCGTCGCATCATGGTCCTCCGCTGACATCGCGGGGATTGGGCGGGAGGCCGATCTGCCCCGCCCCCGTTTCGTCCCCGCTCGAAGGCCGCCTCACGCGCGTACACGGGTGCCGGCCGCCCGTTGCGGCCTACGCGCTCGGCTCTTGCGCGGTCGTCATCGAGTCCCTTCTCGGTGCTTCTCGCCGCTCCAGGCAGCGGTCCGACGTGATCGGCCAGCCGTTGTCCACGGCGCCGATCGGCTGGCTGATCAGAGCCTGTCGGACGCGCTCGCATGTCGCCTGCGTGGGCAGCACCACCGTCCACTCTCGCGGGTCGCGCGCGTACAGGAAGCTCACGTAGAAGGTGAAGTACCAGGCGGCGAGGATCAGCATGCCCGGCTCCACACGACGTCCGGGACGGCGGCGAGCTCGAGGCCAGGGGCGCGCGACGACGGCCATCTCAGAGCGTGTGGCGCGTCTCGGCGTAGGAGCATCGGGTGCACCGGAAGCTGCCGTTGACCATCGTGAGCGGCGCCTTGCACCACGCGCGCGGGCAAATCGAGGCCGGATTCTTCATCGGGAGCGAAGGCGCATGCCGCGCTCGCGCCTGACCCGCCCGTACCGCCGCCCGGTTTCCACGCACGCCTCAGCTCCGGATCGTGTCATCCGACCGCCGCGGCATCTGCAGCCCCCGGTCGAGCCAGTTGCAGGGCGCTGGATACCGCTGCCGGGCCTGCTCGAGCGGGGCCTCGTACTCGACTCGGAGCACGTTCGCGTCACCGAGGGTCCCGTACCAGGCGTGGGGCTCGTGCTCGCCCCTTTCCCACAGCGCCCAGCGGCCGTTCTTCGTGACCATCCGGTACCGCATGCCGTCCTTCTCGAGCTCCAGCCCCATCACCTGCTGCTCCGGGGACCACAGACACGCGAGGTCGAGGCGCTCGGTCACGTCCGGCTGCAGCGCATCGGCGGTCGCCCAGGGCAGGTCTTTCGCTTCCGCGATCGCGGTCAGCAGCAGAAGCCCCAGGGGAAGCAGAATCACGACGCGACGCATGGGCACCTCCCTCACCAGGTCGACGGTCACCCTCCTACAGATATATCACATGATGAATCTATAGCCAACCAAATCTCTCTCGGCGCGCGTGTTAGACTCTGCCCCTGAGCAGGTCCAATCCCGCGCAAGGGAGCACTCTCGATGGAAGGCTTCATGGCCGGAGGGGAGACCATGGGAAGGGTAGCTGGTGACCGTGAGCGACGCGTCATAGACGCCATTGAGAACGCGTCCGCGCTGTACGCGCGCTACGTGGAGCTTGCCAAACCCGCGGAGATTCCCGCGTTGCCTCCCGATGAGCCCGCGCCCGAGCACCGTTCCTGGAATCACCCGCTCGGGTTGACGATCCGACCCTCGCGTTGACCTGCGCCGCCGCAACCCGTCGCGTCTAAGGCGATGGTGTTGCTGCGGCGGCGAGAAGGCGGTCCCCTTTAGGGAATCTCCTCGTACTCGAAGGTCACGAGAGGTACGGCTCCCGCTGTCGAACCCGAGTCAGTCACGTACTTGATGCGCCAATCGTCGCCCGCAGCGCACTCCACTTCGTGAGTGCTGTCAGTGGCCTGAGAACTCGTCCCGTTGACCGCGCACGTCAGCGCTGTATCCGAACCGTTCTTGCGAAGCGTACTGGTGAAGTTCTTGCCCGACCCCGGCGCATCCGAGACGCGGGCCGTCAGCGTGCGGGCCACCCCATTGAACGGAAGCACATACGCTATACGGGCTGAGCCACCAGACTCGGAGTTGTTAAACCCCGTTGACCCAGTCATGTACGTGGTGACGTTTGCTCCTGGCCCACCGCCGGTTGAGTTAATGGCGGCTGCCTCCAGGATGCACTTCCGCCCTTGCCACAGCTCCGGCAGGTAGTCGACGACGCGCACGCCCGTCACCAAGCAGGCGCCATCGAACGTCGCCGTGGCGTTGCCGGTGTCGACCTCGCAGTGCACCCGGACTCGGGTCGCTGACCCGTTGATCGTCCGGGTCACCTGGAGCCACTCGTAGGTGTTACCACCCGAGTGATACGGGGATGAGCTGCCGCCGATGCCGTCGGAGATGCTGAGCCGGGCCCGGCTCGCGGTGTTGCACTTGACCCAGCACCCGAACGTGACGACCTTCCCCTGCCACCAGGCCGCCGGGTTGAAGCCACGGAAGTCAGACGGCGTCTGGTGGAGGCCGCAGTCGGCACCTGATCGCGTCAGGTTGGCCGCATACAATCCGTGCTTCACAGCCGAGGCTTCGCGCGTAACCGAGCTGCCCGCCCCTGTGTTCACCCACTTCGTGGGGGACGTGCTCGTGCCGGCGCCCCAGATCTCGAACGACCCGTTGAACAAGTAGTTGAGCGACGGGAGGTCGGACAGCTGGTGGCCGTAGGTCGACACGGACGAATCCCGCATGACGACCTGCCCGCTGACCCCGCCCGCGAGCTTGTGCCCGTCGTTCCAGTTGGACGGTCGGACGAGGCTGGTGTCGTCGCCGTCGTCGACCAGGCTCTCGAACACGTGCTCGATCCCCACCTTAGCGTCCCTCCCCTCGATGCATCAGCGTACAGCCGCGGGTGGCCATGCACGCCTCGTCCAGTCCCATGTCGTTCTGGCGACGTCGCGGGGGTCCTCGACCCATGCCCGCATCTACGCGTCCTCCACGTCGGCGACCAGGAGGCAGGAGCAGCGCTCGCAGACGCCAGGCACGGTCTTCAGCTCCCCGGGCTCGTACGGGCTGCCAAGCACCAGCTCCGCGCACTGCTCGCACGCGTCGTCGTGAGTGCTCACCCACAGGACTGACAGCCGCCGGGCCGAGAGCCCGGCCAGGAACGCCCGGTGGCCGATCTTCCAGATCCCGTCAACGATCTGCTCGTCGTCGCCGCTCAGGGCCAGCCGCGAGACAGCCGACAGCCCGTCATCCAGCAGGAGCCGGTACGCGTCCCGATCCAGGTCGTGGTCCAGCTCGTGCCCGGACGCGTCGTACCCGGCGCGGATCGCCTTCTCGACCGCCACCCGCATGGCGTGCCCACGATCGGCACCCGTCTGCTTGGCCATGGCTCGGTGCAACGCGATCTGCTGGCGCACGAGCACCGGGCCGAGGAACAGGGAGGACGGAACGTCCGGTCCGCCGAGGGCGGCCAGCGCCCGCAGGCTCCGCGTGCCCATCCGCTCGATCACGGCGTCTCTCCCGGCTCGACCGCCGTGAGCAGGCAGAGGCAGTTCGTGCGGCACTGCGAGTCGCCGAGCCCCGGGACGGTTGGCAGCGGATTCGTCGGCCCGTAGGGCCCCCGGTCGGCAAGCCACGGGCAGTCCGGGCACGGCTCGTTGCTCGTGAGCACCCAGTTGACGAAGTCGGTGTCCGTCGGCGCCTTCAGGAGCCCGCGGGCGGCGAAGCCGAACTCCACGGCGAACCCAAGGTGCCCGAGGCCCCAGAGCTTCAGCGCGTACAGGTCGACGCGTGACTCGATCCGCTCGCCGCGCTGCCGGATCCGGTCTTCCACTTCAGCCGGCGGGATCTCGGGGTCCCGGATCAGTCGCTGGAACTCGGCGTACAGGTCCCGAGCGAGGCTGCCGCGGACGAAGGAGGCGTTTCGCTCGAGCTGCCAGTCGAGCAGGCGCTGCTCTTCCGAGGCCGTTACCCGGGCTCGCCCCGTGACGTCACGCGCCAGGCCAAGCCCCCTCTCGAGCGCCGGCCGGAACGCGTCCTGCGCCGCGCCGAGTAGCTGAGAGATCATACGATCGATCACTCTCCGGGCAGCGATGTCGCCGACCTGGTAGCCGCCGAACCGGTTCGCCACGGCGTCGCCGCCGATCTGGGCGAGCGGGTCGATGGCCTCCTCCACCGCGCCCATCAGCTCCTTCTGGTAGCCCAGGATCTGCCGGGTGAGCGGCTTCGCGATCGACAGCGTCGAGATGAGGCGCCCCGGTTTCGGGAAGTCCCGGCGCACCCGCTTCCGGGCATTCCACTCGAGGACGGCCTCGAGGTCGCCGGTCTCGACCTCGAGGAGCAGCTCAGCGATCGCAGTCGTCACCGGTTTCGACCTCGCCTGGCGAGCTCCAACCGCGCCTCAGCCACGAGCTGGCGCAGGAGCAGCTTCTTCACCTGGGGCGGCAGCCGGCGGGCCCAGAGCGCCACCGTCGCGCGCTTCTGCCCTGCCTCAGCGTCATCCGCGGGCGGCGCCCCGGCTTCTCCGTCCAGCCCCATCCCGAGCAGGGCGCCCGTCTGGGCCAGCGTGAGGGAGTACGGGATGTCTCCCCACGGCTCCTCGATCTTCGGCAGCTCCTTCTCTAGGACGTCCGACAGGATCTCGCGCCCGAGGTTGGGCGTCATGGCGCCAGCCCCCTCGCCCGCGCCCAGCGCCGCGATCAGGTCCTCGTTCCACGAGACGTTCGGGCCCAAGCTCTTGAACTTCCAGTAGTGCGCGCCCAGCGCCGGCATCAGCCACCGGTTCAGGAAGTAGTCGAACGCGAGCCGCTCCGGGCGGAAGACCTGCTCCTCCACCATCAGCATCGCGGCCTCGCTCGTGGCCCGGTTGTAATCGCCGGTCTGCCCGACCAGCACCGGGGGCAGCCGGAACGCGGACATGATCTTCCTTCGGTTGTTCTCATCGTAGGCCTGGAACATCGCGTCCGAGAGCTGCGCCTCGGTCAGGGGCTTGATCTCGATCTTCGGCGCCGTGCTGGTCCCGCGCATGGCCGCCTCGTCCGTCGAGACCGCTTCGAGCACCAGGGCCTTGTGGAAGTTCTCGCGGCCCTTGATCTCGTGGTTCAGCACATGCTCGAGCCGCTTGATCGAGCCCTTGGTGAGCTGGCCGCCGGAGACCATGATCACGAGCGGCGGGACGGTTTTGTTGTCAAAGTACAGGACGTTGATCTCTTCCGACGCGCGGGACCCCAGCACCGAGGGCAGGTTGCCGATCCAGCGAGGCAACGCGTAGGGCGAGGTGGGATGGTAGTCGGAGCGGAAGACGATGACCTCCGTGGCGGCGTTCTTCCGGTCGCCCGTCGCCTTCCACTCCCCAGTCTTGTGGTCCAGCACACGCGGGTCGCCGAACTCCTTGAACCAGACCGTTTCCTGCTTGCCCGCGGAGTCGCTGATCTGGCAGAACACCCGGAACCGCTTCGAGACCTTCACCGGCTTCTGCTCGACCCCCACCTGACGGAGCTCGATCACGGTCTGGGCCTCCGGATCGAGGGAGGTCATGCGCATGGTGTACGACGGGATGTGCTCGAGCCGGATGATCTGGCCCTTCGGGTCCCGGATCACCTCCCAGTACCCCACCCCCGTCGCCTCGATGTCGTGACGCGTCTTCCGCCGCAGGTCGACGAAGCTGCCCGAGCTGTACGCGTACTGGAAGAACTCCTCGAGCCGTGACGCTTCGATCTTGGCCTCGCCCGTCCTCGCTTCGGGGAACTCCTCCTCGTCGACGACCATGTCGAGCACGTGACCGAACCCATCGATGTTGGTCTCGTACGCGTTGATGCACTGCCGAAGGATGTTCGATTCGTCCACGAAGGCGCCGAGCAGCCGGAGCGAGCCCTCGCCGAGCGGCGGAACCAGGACCTTGCGGTCCTTGCGGTTGTAGAGACCGGCCTCCTTGAAGACGTCGGTCTCGAGCTGGCGGCTGTCGCCATCCGCGGCCTTGCTGCCTCCGATCGACAGAAAGCTCACCCGCGGCTGGCCAGAACCGGTCTTGATCAT